ATAACATCATAAGTGTGATTGGTCATAATCAATGGAATGCCAGCCTTACCTAATTTTAATGTTAATACTCTAAATGTTGACTTGACTATTTGTGATCTAGTCATGTCTCTTGTCTCTTTACCAGCAGCCGTATCTTCCATTTCTTTTGTAGTAGATAACATACCTAAACTATCTAATACAAACAACAAAGGTTTTCTACTTGACTCTGATTGTTCTAAATATTTTTCAATTACTTTTATTGATTGACTTCTAAATTCTTGTACTGTAGCAACTGGTACGATAACCATTCTACTAGAATCAACACCTCTACTCTCAATCATATCTTTTGAGATAGCACCCTCTGATTCAAAGTAAATAACACCAGCGTCTTTGTTTTTATCTAAAAATGCTTTACAGATACCTAAGGCGAAAAATGTTTTACCTGTAGCAGCTTCACCAGCGATTGCTGTAATTTTATTTGCTGGCATACCACCGTAAATACTACCTGATAGTAAAGCATTAAATGAATATGAACCTGTATCTATAAAACTTGTTACGTCTGCTGAATCAACACCGTCTGCTACTAATGTAGCATATTCATTACCTGTTTCTTTAATTATGTCTTTTAGAAAATTGCTCATATTCTAATATCTCCTTATCACTTTTTATGTTGTTATTATACATTATTTTCTTTACCATGTCAAGGTCTATTTATTCAAAAAAACTATCAAGTGTTGCCTTTCTACTATGTTTAAAAAAGTCGTGTTCTTTAGGACCGAAACACCATACGTTTTCTATATATGTAGCAGATTCAAATGCTCTCTTTTCTTCTTCACTTTCAAAAAGTTTATCTGATTTAGGTCTTTGTCTAATCTTCATACCTATTTGACCTATGAATTTATCTGGTATACTATCAACTAACTCATCACTAGAATAATATCTTTTATTTTTAATCTTTGGATCCATAATGTTTATTAAAATAAACTTAGATATATCCATACATTTTTTAGACACAGGTAAGTAAAAATCATCACGCCATTTATTGTACTCATCAAACTTAGCCCAACTTTGATTTTCTTCTTTATCACCACCTGCGTTATATTTTTCAGTAGAGAAATAAGGTGGACTTGTAAATGTTACATCAACTTTAGGTAGTTTATCGTAAGGTAAATCTTCAGCACCTTTATTAAATATCATCACTTGTTTTTTGCCCTCAGATATAAACATATCTGGTTTTTCAGTAATCTTAACACTATCATTGCCTAATATTTTTTCATAGTCTCTTACTTGTTGTTTATATCTTTCAAATGTGTAAGGATTAGGATCACAACCTATATACATCTTAGCGTTTGATGAATAAAAACCACACAATCTATCGCCCCAACCACAACTAGTATCTAATACTTTTTCTGCCTCTGTCATATCGTAAATAGTTTTTGCTACAACAGGTTTAAATTGTGTTGCGATATATGTACCTAATCTTATAACTTCTATATAACTATCAGGTGATAAATCTTTTGAACTATTTACACCACGCCATAAACCACCTAATGTTGACCATATCTCTTTAGGTGTGCCGTTTTCCCAAGTGTTTCTAGGTGACTTAAACTGCCAAGTGCCACAATCTAATCTTAAATCTTGGTGAAAGTAATTTGAAGCGTCATTGAATTGTGATGATGATTCTATCAAACCTAGACCATGAGTTTTATAAGGATACTTGTAATCTTCATATTTTTCTAATACAGGATTTTGATTTTGATTTTGAGGTGTACATATCTTAGAAGTATCAAAGTTTTTTAATTTAAAAAATATCTCTCTCATCTTTTCAAATGAGATAGTTCTAAGAGGAAATTTTGGTTTTTCTGTAGCGATATATTCAGATAGTGTTTCTCTAAACACTTCTTTAGTGTAAGTATCTGTTAATCTTTTAAACTGTATAGAATCAACAACAGGCAATCTGTCTTCATTGGCATATTGTTTTAATTCATTATATAAATCACTTTTCATTGTTCCACATCCATAATAATAAACATACAAATAATAGGGGTAGTATACTATAAAATATTGCTAATGTCAAGGTCATACTTCATTGCCCCAACTATGCCAGTTGTTTCTTTTTCTACGAGCAAAGAGTTCAACATAAGGACCATCTAACATATTTTCTATATGGTTATATATAATATCTGGCTTTCTACTATGTTCTTGCCTTTGTTCAACCACTAATTGTGGTATACTCTTACTGTTTCTTTTTGGTTTACCTTTTGTAGCAAGTAAACACATTTCTGGATTTGATCTTGTCCAATATCCTAAACCTGTAAAGAAACCTAAACTCTTACTATTTGTTTTTGCCCATGTAAAACCTACTGTCTTGTACTTGAACCCCCAAGCGTCTATTACTTTAAATGCCTGATCTAATAATGGGTCAACTACCCACATTAACAATACAGAGTTGTCATTAGCAAGTTCACTAACTGGCAACTTACATATATCTTCAAGGTTCATACAAGGATAATGTTGTGTAGCATTTCTACCTTCACCTTTTTTACTGTAACTCTTAAAGTACCAAGGAGGATCAGCATAAATTACACCATATTTGTCTTTTGTATTAAAAGCCATAACTTAATAAAAAATATCTCATCATTAAACATATTAATATAAATCTAGGTATAGACCAATCAGTTCTTATTGCTAATATGCCACCTGTAGCAAATCCCCAATGTAAACTAATCCCTAAAATAAGAATCGCTTCCAGCATATCCTATGTCTCCTTTAGGTATCATATTAAACGCTATTGAATACCTGTCTTCTTTTGAATTATTTTTTAAAATCTTATGATGAATTTCACTAGGAAATAATATCAACATATTAGGTTTAGGTACAAACGTAAAAGCATGTGAATTATATTCATTGTGTTCGTTCGGTTCTAAGTTATATCTTTTATCTCTATAGTCTTCAAACATTATATTACCTGAATTTTTAGGTGTGTTTATATAGAATATGCCACTGTACATACTATTAAAATGATTATGAAAATTAGACTCTTGTTTAGGTTTTGTTATTGTTGCCCATGAGGTTGTTATCTCAAAATTATTATTAGTATATTTCATATACTTATTTTGAAATAATAGAAACTCATCACTTATTTTTTTTACTAACTCTGTAAACGTAGGATTTTTAAATAGTTCTTTTGTTTTGATAGATAAACTATTATTACTTGTATCTAATTTTGTACCTGATCTCTCTATATCATAAGTGTCAATAACAGACTTAAACATATTTAAATCATCATCTGAAAAATCTAATACTGTCTCATAAAAGACTTTTGAAAATAGTGGTAATACTCTCATTAAAAAAAACTTTCTAAACTTGCCTTAGGTTCAGCTGACCAGCCAATAGAGTTAAGTATAAAACTAATAGGATCAATAAAAGTTTTTTCAAACTGAGTTTCATAATCAATATAATCTTGTAGTTTAAACTCACTTGGTAGTGTTGTAACATAACTTATTACATCAAACTTAAATGGATTTGCCCCTATTAATTTAATAAACTTAATCTTATCGCCATCATTAATATAAGGATACTTATGATCTAAACCTTTTTCTTTTATTTGATGATTGTAAATTAAAGCACCTTTTACATGAATAGGCGAACCTTTAATAAACACACTATTACTATCTCTATATTTTTTAATATTATTACAACTTCTAGGAAAAGATATTTGTTCTGCTTTCATTGTAAAAAATTCTTTCTTAAAATCAGCAATAAACTTTTGTACGTCTGCTTCATCTTTAGTCATAATCATTTTAATACATTCTTTAATTTTACCTCGGCATACTTCAGGTGTTGATGATCTAACTGCCTCAATACCCATAATCTTTAATTTAGGGTCATCTAATCTAATACCTTCTTCATCTAACACATTAAGAATATATCTTTTTTTAGCAGTCCAGATACCCTTATCTGCGATTACTTCTCGTTTCATTACCATTTTTTGTTGAAAAGCATTTGTGTATTCAGCAACTTCTTTAAAACATTTTTCAATAAATGGTTCAATTTTACCATCAACAACTTTATCAATAAAATTTATAATTTGTTCTTTAGTTTTATCTTTACAAAATTTTTCAACAAGTTTATCTAAAGTCAAATAAATTGAATCTGTATCAGACGCAACAATATAATCAACTTTGTTATGTGTTTTTAATATATCATTCATAAATTCATTTACAGATTTTTCAATATATCTAATTACAAATTGACCTGCTGATGTGATAGCACTTGCTTGTCTTACATCATAGTATCTAAAATATTGATTACCTACAGCGCCGTAAGCACTGTTAAGACCTATCTTTTTAGAATACTGAATATTATGACATCTACTAATTTCTTTTAATAGTTGAGGGTCTTTTGTTTTATTATATTCTGTTTTTGCTATCATCATTTTCTTTTTATAAACAACACGATCCCCATACATCTTTTCCATAATCTCAGGTAAGAAACCTTGATTGTCTGTTTTGAAAATAGCACCGTTAGGAGTTATAGTAGCACCTTCAGTTTTTAAATGTGTAAGTGGCGTAGCATGATTTAAAAGTTTATCTACATTAATACCATTACTTTTAACACCTATAATTTTTTCTGGCGAAATATTATATTGCATTATTAAATGAGGATATAGAGAGTTAATATCAAATGACACAACCCATTTATGTAAACCTACTAAAGGTTCTTTTACATAAGCACCGTCATATTTAAATTCTTTTATATTATCTTCTTTAGGTGGTATGACTATATTCTTTTTTCTTAGATGATTATAGATTAGAGTATCCCAAAATCTAACTTGTGAGAATACATCATCATAATTGATCTTTGCTTCATACGCCATAGTTAATATAAGTTCAATAAGTTTTAGTTTATCTTCTAACTTATCAACAATCTCAACGTCTTGTATATTATAATCAACAAATGATTGAAAGTCTTTTGTATACCAGTCTTTAAATGTTTCATATGGATTATCATCTTTTACTTCACCTAGTTCTATTTTACCTATGTAATTTAGTTTATAACTCTCTGGCTTAGCAGGTATAAACTTACGATACAAATCCATGTAATCTAACATAACAATACCTAATAGATGATAAACAGTTTGGTTTCTTCCCCAACTAGTTATTTCTGATCTTTCAATTAAATTCCAAGGCGATAATCTTTTAATAACTTTTTCATCTGTTAACATTCTTATTCTGTTTACTAGATATGGTAAATCAAAAAATTTAGTATTCCAACCTGTTATGACATCTGGATAATTTTTAATCCAGAACTTCATAAATTCCATAATCAATTGTTTTTCTGTATTACATTTAATATAATAAACATCTTCTCTTCTTGTTGTAAACTCACCTGTACCCCAAGTTATGATTTGTTTATTAGATTGATTTTTAACAGTAAGACAAAGTATTTCTTCAATAGGATTTTCTACATCTGGAAATCCATTTTCACAACTAGTTTCAATATCTAAAGTAAATATTTTAATTGCTTCTTTTTTAAAATCAATTTCATTAGGATGTTTATCTGATATGTACTGATAGTGATAACGATCCATACCATAGATTGGTGCGTTACCTGTATTATAATGTCTTTTAAAATCTCTTGCTTTTTTGATATTACCGAAAGTAATAGGTTTTAAGTTTTGACCTTGTAAAGTTTTAAATTGACTTTCTTCTTGTGTCATAGCATAAAGAGTAGGACTATAATCTATTTTTTCTTTATAGTCTTTGCCGTCTCTAACGCCACGAACAAGCAACTTGCCGTGATGTTCTATTACATTTTTATAAAAGTTCATGTTTTAATAAATTCACTATTAGTCCATCATGTTCAGGTTTCAATTGTATTTGACAAGCAAGTCTGCTTATACCCTCTACATAATTTTTTTCATATTCTATCAAACTAGTTTCTAAGCCATTATAATCTATTTTACCTAGTTTGTCAACCCATTGATCAGTTAAATGGATGTGACATGTACAACAAGCACAAGACCCACCACAATCAGCAGGTATTTCATGTATAGGTACATCACTTTGTTTAGCTGCTTCCATAAGAGTTGTGTTCACAGGAACATCAACTCGTATTTTAGAGCCGTCTCTTACAAAGTAAACAGTAATCACTATTAAAGTTTAGGTAGTTTGTTTTCTGTAATTAGATTTGATTTTGATTGAATTATCGTACTAGTATTTGCCTCATACGATTTTACAAGATCATCTTTTGGTTCTGTAGTAAAAACAATCTTATCTTTTGCTAGAGTAATTGTATCACTCTTACCAAACGCATTATACAAACTCATCATAAGTTGTATAGGTTTTCCTGGTGCTGATTGTTGTGGTATGATTACAAATGGTTTATGTAAACTTACACCTTGGTCGTTCTCACCCACTTTAGCAATTACATCTTCGCCAGTGGTCAATCTTAATAACTTCACTTCTTGCATTATATCTCCTTGATTATTGTTTAATTATATCACTCTTTATCGTCCTTGTCAAGGTTTTATTTCTTTTCAAAGCCAATTTTATCTTTTTTACCATCTTTTTCAATGGGTCTTATTCTTTTACTTAATACAAACGTTCTATTAGGGTTGACACTAATATTCATCTGTCGCATTAAATCTCTATTGACTAGTAGGTCTGAACCTGATCTAGGTCTTTGGTCTAAACCAATCTCTATATTTTTATATGTAAAACCATTAAATGTTAAGTCCATTAATATAGTTGGTCTTACCTCTGATGGTTCGTTAGTAGCATTTGATCTAAACACTTTACTTGTACCATGTCTAGGTTTACTATAAGTCTTGCCATCATATTTCCATTTAACAATCTTACCATCTTCTAAAATTTTGTCTGCGTGTAAGGCACAAGCAGCTGAACCGTTACCAGTATCAAACTTAACTCTTACTTTACCCACTTCATCTAAATCAACTGTTTCTAACCAACCAGTTTCTAAAAGTGATTGTCTATCCCAATTTTTTCTTTCTGAAACATAATCAATTAAATTTTCTATTACTTTTTCGCCATCAATTCTACCTGCTGGCTCTGCGTCAGCGTAATAATCTCTATGTTGATACCCCTCGTAATCAGCACCTGAACCTGGACTACCGTTAATCTCTAATAGATATGGTTTATTATTAAATATTATATGATCTACTCCTACATAATATGCTTTAGAAACTCTGGCTGCCTTTAATATTAATTCTCTTTCTTCATCATCTATAGTATATGGTTCTGCCTCTGCCCCTCTATGTGTGTTTGATCTAAAGTCATAAGAGCTGTGAGTTCTTTTTGTACTAGCAAATATTTTATTATCTACTACTACCGTTCTTACATCAAACTTAGAAGGCATATACTCTTGTAATAATATTTCTGCTTCTAGTTTCCACATTGCTTGTAAAGTTGCCACTAGACCTTCATAACTCTCAATTTTAATAACACCAACACCTTGTGTACCTGTAAGTGTTTTCATTATCACAGGAAATTTACCGCCTACCATATCTAAAGCAGTCTTAATATTATTCTCATTAGAAACATAAGATGTTTTAGGTGTAGGTAACCCAAACTTTTCAAACAACAAAGCAGCTGTAAGTTTGTTATCACAAGTAAGCATTGCCGCTCTTGTGTTTAACATAAATGCTTGTGAGTTTTGAAATGAAGATATTAGAGATAGTCCTGCTTCATCTTCTAAAGCACCACCTCTTGTAAAACAAATTGTATCTTTACCAGTGAAAGTGTGTTCACTATTTTTACCATCATAATTATAAACAGTTAAAGTATTTTTATCTTCATCTTTATCTGTTATGATTGTAGATTTAGTATTTACAATAATACATTTTAAGCCTTTTTTCTTACACGCTTTTTGTATAAGATCAGCAGTTGTATTTTCTTTAGGGTCTTTTGAATCTGCTATTGTGATGATAGCAATAGTAATAGATTTATCTTTTCTATCTATACTTCTATCTTCACTAATAAACTCTTTAAATTTAGAAACTTCCATTTATTTCTCATCTTTAACTTCTTCATTAGTCTCTACTTTTTTACCAATATTATATTTTGCTGATAAAGTCCACTCTGGTTTTTCTTTAAAAGGTAATACTTTTATTTGTGATAAAGGTGCTTTATCTTCCGTGTTAGATTTATCAACTATATCTATCAAATTCCAATCTTGTAATAATATTGCTATAGTGTTTCTTCTTTGAATATCATTAACAACTAACGTTGATTTTTTTCCATCTAAGGCAAACAATTCTTTAAAATGTGTTATAAAGTATTTACCTTGTTTGTGTAATATGTGACACGATTGATATAGTGTCTTATCTTTTCTACTGGCAACACCTATTCTCGTAAGTGTCTCTCTAATTTTTAAGAAGTCGTCTGGTTGTTTGATTGTTACCTCTAACATACTCTCAGGCGACCATTTTATCTCTTCACTCATTTTGTTCTCCCACCTTTATTCAAGGATTCTTTAATAACTTCAATTTGTTTTTCTGTAAGTATATTGAGAGCGTCCTTAGCCTTCTCATTGCTATATCCATAATACTCTTTTACATACTCTAAATTCTTCAATTTGGCTTGTGATAGCCACTTACCACCAAATCGCTTTCTTTTTCTGATACTATTTATGTAAAAATGAAACTGAACTTTCTTATCTAAGAAGTGATAGCCATTCATTTCATTTGCTTGTGCGATACAATCATAGAACATAGACAAGCACTTATTAATTACATAAGGTGGATATTTCTTTGCCCACGTCTCGTCATCTGTATCTAGTAAATTAACTTTTGAAAAGTTGATTGCGTTCAGATAATCTTTTAATTCATAACTCATTGAAATTTAGGTCCTATCACAAATAAAGATAATGTTTGTCTTTCACCTAATATCATAGGTTTTACTCTATGTTGTAAGTGTGATCTAAACATAATTACATCACCACAGTTTTTAAACTCAGGTACATCTTGTTCGCCATTTAACATAAACTGAAAGTCACCACCTGTATAAGAATTTTGCGATACATTTATCAATACTGTAAATTTTATATCCCACGGTTTATCACCATCTGCTACATCACTATGCCAACCATACTCGCCAGAGTTTGATGAGCTATATGTATTTAGATGTACTGAATCAAAATCTGTAAATTCATGTAAATTAAAACCAAAGTGTTCATTGTTACACCATTTAATTCTTTGTTCTAAATTAATAAGGTATGGTCGTAATGGTTTGTATGAAATAAAATCTACTTTAGAAGTTTTTGGCACACCACTAGCAGGTAAATCTTTTATGTCTTTGTTTAAATTATCTTTAATAACACTGTGAAGTTGTTTTATATCATCTGGACCTTCAAAATAATTTGTGTTAAAGATTTCGCCAGCTGACCAGTGCCAATATTCTATTCGTTGAACTCTATCCATTTTCTACTTTCAAATTCTTGTTCTTTACTATCACCAGGTTTCATAGGAAAACTAATTGATAATCTTTTATTTAGTGACTCTGCTTGATGAGCATATCCTTTAGGTATAAACACAGCGTCATTCTTACTTAATACTTTGTCTATTATTAAATCATCTTCTAAGTTATATATCTTAAATCTAGTTTGACCTTCTATCTGTACAATAAGATTGTGTGCTTCATCTATATGTTTATCAAAAGATTTACTTTCTTTATTTAACGAAAAATAAATGTGTGCGTCTGTTGGCATTTTTAATCTATATTCTAGCCATTCACAAACAGCATTAATATTTTTACTTGCTCTACTACAATCACTTAAATATGCCATGTTGTTTTGTGTTTCATCTACAACTAAATCTACTGGATATGAGAATTTATCAGACGCCCAAAAACTAGATTGCCAATTAAATATCTTATCTGTAATTATATGAAATCTTTTACTGTTTACAAATGGTCTTAAATTAATCAGTTGTTCAAACTCTTGCCAAGAATATAAACCTTTTATAAGGTTCTCTTTGTGAAAGGGTTGTAACTCTTTCATTTCATTTATTACTTCTTTTTCTATCATTACTTTTTTCTTTTAAAACTACCTTTACCTTTTTTAGGTTTTACTACTCTTGGTTTATACTTAGGTGTTCTTACTTCTTTTGCTATAGGATTTTTTTTATGAGGCATAGTCTTACCTAAACTTACAACTCGCCATTATTTCAGTTAAACATGCGACCATATTAATCTCTTGGTCAGCAACAAAGGCAGCTTTATATTGATAGCCAGCAATAATTAATATTGCTTGTGGTACTGCCTTAGGATCTAATTCTTTATACAATACATCATAAATGGTTCTAAATAAATGTGATGGTTCTTTGTCTAAGTTTTGTACAACCCATTTTCTCATATCATTAAAACGTTTTTCTTTTAAAGTCAGCATTAACTCTTTATGATTTACCTCAGATAAACTAAACAAAATACCACTGTCTATCTTACCTCTTACAGCATATCTTTGTAACTCGTTTATTGTTCTTCTAAAGTCAGGATAATATTTTTGTATTAACTCTGCTAATACTTTCTTATCAAAACCTACTTGTTCATCATTTAGAATACCCTCTAGTCTTTTAAGAAAGGCAGTAGCAGTTTTAACTCTTTGACCATTTACAATTTTAAAATCAATAACTGTACAACGACTATGTAAGGCTGGTATAATTTTGTTCTTATAATTACAAGTAAATATAAATCTACAGTTATTATAAAATGTTTCTATAAAGTTTCTTAAAGCAGGTTGAACACTGTCAGCATTCATGTAATCTGCCTCGTCTATAATTACAACTTTATGATTGGCGTCTTCGGTAAGTGATACAGTGGCGGCAAAGTTTTTGATCTTACTTCTAAGTGTATCAATCTGTCTACCTTCATCTGAACCATTAATGATAATGTAATCTGTACCTAACTCTTCACATAAAGCACGAGCAACAGTAGTTTTACCTGTACCTGCTGTACCTGATAATAGTAAATTAGGTATTTCTTTTTGTTCTAAAAATTTTGTAAATGTATCTTTCAGTTCTTGTGTAAGAATACAATCACTAATTTTTTTAGGTCGATACTTTTCAACCCATAAAAAATCTGACATAATATAAACTCCTTTTCAATTAATCGATCCAACAATATACAGGATCTTTTGATAGTATATCATAAATGTTAGGGTGAGTCAATAGTGTGGCACGATATTGTGTCCACTTAATACCTACTCCCCAACCTAATCTCTTCATAATTTCACTTTTAGATACACGTTTTTCTTTTTGTATCCAACTTATAATCTCTTTTATCTTTTCTGAGGTTTTTACCTTAGGTAAAGTATCATGTAATTCATCTATGTAATCACTCATTTGTTTTACTTCGTCTTTAAAAATTAATCTATATCTTATGTGTTGTAAACTTTCATCTGCTAAAACATTTCTATTATATTCATTATCTAAATAGAAGTTTAATTTTTCTAATAATTCATCATCATTTTTTACAAAGACACCCTTATCCCATAACTCTCTGTAATAGTCAGCGTCATACATTAAATAAGGTATACCATTCATCATACCATCTGTTGTCGCAACAGACCACCCACCATAAGATTGTTTAGGTGAATAACCTATGTAACAATCTTGTAGTTTTTTATAATAAAAATCTTTATCACCACTTTCAGTTGTTATATATTCTCTATCTGCTTTACTTGCCAAAGGTACCCACACTTTAAAATCTTGTCTTTGTTCATATAGTTTATCACATACTTTTAAAAATTCTTTGTAATGTTTGTATGTGTCTGGTCTATGATTGAATACTATAATTTTTTCTTCTACTCTTTTTATATCTTTTACAATATCTTTTTCATCTACACCTAAATGTTGAACTGTTAATTTTTTATCTAAATCCCATATTACTCTGTCACTAAAAGTTTCTTTTGCTTCTTCAATAACTAATTTCTTTTGACTCTCTGTATTTAAATAACATCTATCCATTTCTAAAACACCTACAATATTCTTTTTAAAACTATTCATATGCCAGTTTGCTACTGCTTTTAAATCAAACCAATGACAGTAACCAAAAAATTTAGGTACATGATTAGTTACATTATACAAAACATTTTTTAAGTCATAGGTATGTTCTGGTAGATGTGACATGACCAAGTCTATATCTATGTTTTTAGGTACAAGTTTTTTAATAGCTTGTGAATCAAAATGTGCCCTCATAGTAGGAGGGTGAGTAGGCAAATCTAAAAACAATTGTGTAACATTATCAAATGCTAACTCTGGCACCTCTTTAGGTAATATTAAATAAAACCAGAGATCGTCTCTTATTTCATTTAACAATGTTATGTGTTTTTTAATTACTTGAATATAACTATCTTTAGATAAATCTTTAGCAAAAGTAATATTAGGATAGACTAATATTCTTTTAGTCTTTGCTGTAGGGTTATCAAAATCGTATAAACTCATTTTATTTCTATACTTAAATTACCTGATATAGTTGTTGATTGACTTTCAGCTTTAGACACATAATGCTCTAAGTAACTAGGAAAAATACAAATCTGACCATAATTGATATGAGGTTTTACCTCTGTATCAAATAGTTTTTTATCTTTATATTTTTCTTGTATTAAATAGTGTGCTGGGTGAACAAACCAAGTATTAGACTTTACACTATCATAAATTATAAATGAAAAGTCAGAACCTATATGGGTGTGTTTTTCTTGCCAGTCACCTTCTTTATAGTAGTTACGCCATATATTATCTGCTTTAACATGATATGATTGGGAAATAACTTGATCTAAATTACTTACTATCTTATTGTAGAAATAATCTAAACTATCTTTTTCTATAATGTTAGTAAAACCATGACTGGTTTTTATTTCACTGCCAAATTGGGTTTGCTGACCTTCTTCTACAAATTTTAACTTAGTAATATCAAAGTCATCTATCAATATGGGAGTTGAAAATAAATCAACTCTCATAATTTAAAACTCTGAATCAGGTTCTAAAGCAATCCAATATTGTATTGATTTATTTCTATTAACAAAATGTGATATTTTTTGTTTAGAAATAGCTACATCATAATCATCAACAACTTGTTTAAAGTTTTCTGTTTTAAAGAAAGCAGAAAATTCTTTATCTGTTTCACCTATAACTAATGAATAATCGTTTGATGATTTGTTTTTCTTATCAGTAGCGACTAATGTAATCTTACTACCATCACCTTTAACAGCAATGTCTGGTAAGTTAAGTGTTGTAGCACCTTTCATTAACTGAGTAAACACATCTTTTTTCAAAGTAAATGTAACATGTTTATCAGGCATATTAATGCTTTTCTTAGGAGCAACTATAACTGATTTATCAGCAAAAAAGTATTTTACTGATTGAGCGCCACTCTCAATTTTAACATTTGATTCGCCATTAAATTTAAGTTGTGGTTTATCAAATAATTCAACTGATCTTAAAAATTCAGGTAAATCATAGATAGCAAACTCACTATCAAATTTTTCTGTTATTTCAGCCTCTGCTAAAATATTCTTCATTGTAGAAATTGTCTGTACCACATTACCTGGTTTAATCAATATGTTTTGATTAATGTCTGAAAAATTTTTCAGTACAGCAATTGTATCTGTGCTTATGTTCATTTCACCTTCTCCTTATCATAATTTAATAATAATATTACATAATGAACTGCTTTTAATAAGTCAGCTCTATTATGGCCGTTCTTCTTACCATACCTACACAAATATTTAATTGCGTTAGCATGACAAAAATCTTGTCCTACGTTGAGAGTTTTAAGTAAATCTAAAACTTGAAAGCCATCTTTACCTTTTGAGTAATGCTGACCATAAGTAGATTTAATATATTCGTCTATCTCTTTTAAGATTTTATCTTCATTGTATTTCATAATCTATTAATATATCACAGGTCATAATAAAAGTCAATGCTGGTTAGGCAATGTCATTAAAGTTAAACCAAAAGTTAGTTTTTATCGCACCTTTTGATTTAGTCATACCAGCACTACCTATGCCTGTATCGGTCATAGTTAATGATGATGTTGTAAGTATTTCTGTACCTATTGATAATGTAACTGATACACTAGCTCTGCCAGCAGAACCAGGTTTTGGTACCATTGTTACATTTAAATTTTTATTTCTAATGTCTTTTACAAACTTTTTCATGTCAGGACTTTGTTTAGATGATATAACTCTCATCTTTTTACCCTCGCCTATAGCAGCATAAAAATCATCTTCGCCGTCCATACCTATCAGTTTAATTAAGTTAGTATTAATTTTTGCTTTACTTGATTTGTATATCTTATTAAATTCATCTACTATTATTTTAGCAGTATTGATTTGTGATTCTTTAGAAACTTTACGACCAAAGTCTTTATATTTTTTAAATTTCTTTTTCTCTGTAGCATTTAAAGTTTTCTTTGCTAGAAACTCTATCGCTTCTGCTTTACTCATGCCATCTGATACAGCAGCTTTTACCATACTGTCAAATATAATAGTTTGAGACTTCTCTAATGCTTTTGAAGTAAACTGTTTATCACCTGTAAGTGAAGCAAAGAAACTAATTAATGTTGAGTTTGCTAGATTGATTGAAGCACCTCTGTATGCTTTTAAAGAAGCAGCGATTTCTGCCACTATCTCGTTCTTAGATTTTTTTCTAGCTCTTAATACTATGTCTGCTTTACCAGTACCTTTTAAACTATCACCTGTTAAAGTAATATCAAATTGTGTTACTTTTAAATCTGCTGTTTCAGTTAACATGTCAGAGAATATCTTATCTGCCATCGCCCTACCAGCGTCTTCCATTCTTTTAATTTCTGAACTTAATGATTTAAAGTTAGATAAAGTTTTTAGTTTAGTATTTACAAAATTTTGTCTAACTTTATTAAGTGAATTACTTGTTGAAGAACTAGGTAATTTTAAGTCTCTACTTTCAATAAGTTTTGCTAATTCAACACCACAAACATATTCTGAATAGTAACCTAGTCTGGATTTACTATCTTGTCCTGTCTCATTTGCTTCAGTTAATCCTGTACTTATTTTCATAGATATAGTTTGCCCAAAACCTAGTTTAGAAGCAATGGCTCTAAATGCTGACTTAAAAGCATTAACAACTTTGTTAAAAGCACTTCTTATAAAAGAGATAAAACCACTGAATAATCCTTCTTCTAACTCAGAAAGTCTATCAAATTTTTCGTCTTTTAAATACTGCTTGAAACTAATCATAGCAATATTTATATAACTAGAAATTCATTATAATAATTTCTTTACCTTTGTCAGTATTTACTTTTTTACTACTGTTTTGTTTATTAAACTCTCGTTCCTGCCAAGTATATTGATCTTTAGGAAACCATTTTTCTAAGTCATCAAATTCATAATAAGACAACACAAATTTACCTTTGATTGACTTTAATAACTTAGCAAGTTTTTTGTGTTCGGTTTGAGGAAAGTCTTTTGTATAGTATGATTCTTTTTTAAAGTAAGGTGGATCACAATAAAAAAGAGTATCTGGTGTATCATGTTCTAATATACAGTTTTGAAATGATTGATTTTCTATATTAGTAATTGTTTGTAGTTTATACTGCCATCTAGGATGTATAACTTTTTCTATAAATTGTGTGTACTTTGATTTATACTTACCTTTTAAATCAACAAATTTTGCTTTTTCTATTGTTAAACCACTAAAAGTATTTAATTCTATATAAAGATATTTCGCTGCCTTTTCTACATCACCTAATTCAAAGTTGTAGTTTAAGGGTACTAATTCATCTTTTATCTGTTCAAATAAATCTCTTTTTTGTGTTTCATATTTTTTTAATTCTTTTACAAATTGATTAGTTTTATTTCTAGCACAGTAAAATATATTAGTTAAAAATCTATTGTAGTCGTTATAAACGTTCTTATCAAACTCTATGCCATTTTGAAAATATACCCAAAAAGCACCACCAAAAGGTTCAACATATTTTTTAGATGTAGGAAAGTGTGAGCCAATCCATTTGGCTTGAAATTTTTTACCACCGAGATAACTAAACATAATGATATAGTATATTAAAAAAGGCGGAAAGTCAATGCTCTCCGCCCTTTAAGATTTATTATTTGATATTGATAGTTCTAGCCTTCTTATGGTCTGGAACAATTTTTTCTAAAGATACTCTTAAAAGTCCATCTTTTAATTCAGCACCTTTTACCTCAATATCCTCTGCTATAGTAAAAGATTTATAGAAGTTTCTTTTAGCAATGCCTTTATGTAATATTCCGTCATTGTCTTCAACTTCTTTTTCGTCTTTACTTTTTACAGAGTTAATTTTAATCATATTATTCTCATAAGTTACTTGTACATCTTTCTTATTATAACCAGCCAATGCCACTTCTATGTCATATGTTAAAGAGCCTGTCTTTACAATATTGTATGGCGGATAGTTATTAGCCGTTAAATGTGGAATGTGATTGTGTACCATATCTAAATGGTCAAACATATCGTCAAACCCTACAGTAAACGGTTTTAGTCCAGTAAAAATTGAGTGAATTGCTTTGTGATCTGTCATGTTAATCTCCTTTGTTAAGCAAGTTTAAATTTGATACCTCTTATGAGCATATCATAGTTATTTATATATGTACGATACTTTATTTTGTCAAGGTGTCAAAGTATCAAATATCACCTAGCGACGCCAAGTTTGACTTTATAAATCGGGTTTCTTGGCTCCCTTTTTTACGCTGAAGCGGACTTATGAATTGCCACCTCAATAATATATATACAACAAAAACAGCGTAAAAAACTTCTAACGTTGTTGATCTAGTTTTTTTTTGTTCTTTTTATAGTTAATAATACCACGTTTTTTTGCTTCTCTTTTCAACTCAGAGGGTTTAATATAATATGCTCTTTCTTTTAATTCTTTAAGACGACCATCTTTCATTAATTTTTTCTTTAAAACTCTTAATGCTTGTTCTACATTATTGTTTCTAACATCAACTCTCATAATTTATATACCTCCCTTCAAGTTATATAGCGTATGAACGGTGGTGGGCACAACCCCACCACCAAGGACTACACTACGGATAGATTTAAATAGTATCAGAATCATCTTCCTCACTATCAGACTCACTATCATTGTCATCCAATTGTTCAGCTAAATCAGCTTTCTTCTGGTCTTCCATAATGCTTTCAGCATTGGCACCAGCGTCAACTTTAGTATATAACTCAACAAACGAATTTTTTGTATCATCATCAAATCTATTAGTACATACTTCAACAGCTTTCATCTTATTGCCAAAGATAGCAAAAGCTTGAACTATATGAACCAGTCTTCTAGTTGAGATAATCTCATCAACACCACCGTCAAAATAAGTTTTTCTGATAACGTCTGCCCAAGTAGTTAACTTGTCAACAAACTTAACATCTGATTTACCAGCAACTTTTAAAGTGTTGTTAAGTATTTTTTTCTCAATTGAAACTGAAGGATATTTCTGTTCAAAAGTAACAGGAAATCTTTCTAAAAATGCCTCATTAAGAATATTAGTACCGATAAACTTACCATCTTCACTACCTTGCCCTTTAGTATTGGCAGTAGCAAACACGTTAAAGCCGTCTTTAGGTTTTATATACTTGTTAATCTTTTTAACAAACACACCTGAACCTTCTAATATCGGTTGTAAACACATTATCTTATTAGAAGCAAGGTCAATCTCATCTAATAACAAGACAGCACCTCTCTCCATTGCCTCAATAACAGGACCATTCTGCCAGACAGTATGACCATCTTTAAGTCTATAACCACCTAGTAAATCATCTTCATCTGTTTCAATTGTAATGTTTACTCTGATTAATTCTTTTTTGTTTTCGGCACAAGCCTGAGTAACACCCATTGTTTTACCGTTACCAGACAAGCCTGTAATAAACACAGGATAAAATTTGCCTGACTTGATAATAGATTTTACATCTGTATAGTTACCGAAAGAAACAAAGACAGGATCTTTTTTCGGCACAATATTGCCAACTAAAGATGAAACTACATAGGCAGCCTCGGTCTGAGTCTTTTCTACTTCAGGTACTTTAGTATCTAATACTTTTTCCGTCTCTGGTTGAGTAGATACAGTTAAATCACCATCTAGTGGCAATTTATATTTTTTAGTATCAACTTTATAGTCTTTATTTTTAGTCAACCATTGTGGTGGATACTTACAGCCAAACTTTTTATTGGCTTGTTTTAACTCATCAATAGTTAAAACGTCTTTATTAAACAGCTTATAAGCATGATTAACAAAGTCTTGTTGTTTTACATTTAACATAGTGTATTGTCCTTTCTTCATTTATTAATATATGGTATCACCTTTTTGTACGATTGTCAAGCCATTAAATAACCCTAGTTTTATTGACATTTTAAGCGACATTCTGTATAAATTTGTTTAAAAGCACTCTGGAAGTGATTCGTCCTTTCATACTTTTACTGAATATTTGTTTGATTCTACCAGCCTTCATATCACTTTTTAATGATGACAAGTCAGTATTTTGTACTGCCATGTTTTTAACATTAACTAAAAAGTATTCATCATAACCTTTTTTATCAACTGTACATACTTTATCTTTAGCAAAAGCTTGTTTTCTTTTTAAAGCCTTATCACTATCTCTACCCATTGTACTGAAAAATCTACTTGTCTCATAACCTCTTGTTCTTTTAATCATATAAAAACCGATAGTTTTAACATTGTGTTTTTTCTTAATTACATGTAAAATAGAAGAAGTAACTTTTTCACCTGAATAATAGTGTTCATCATCTTTATCTATAACATAAGATTTTTTACCGTCTTTAATAACAAGCACACCGTCATAAGGCATATCACCTCTTTCTAATCCGGTATCTGTATTCTCAACTTTACCTCTAGTATAATTTGAAGCACCGTCAGTAAGAGTAATAAAACTTAGTTTTTCAATATTATATTTTTGTTTGAATAATTTAATTACTTTATCACAAGCAACTAGCGCCTCATTTAAAGGTGTATTACCTAACCAATAGTTATCTGGCATACCGTAATTGTGACCTTTTTGATAATCATTATTTAAGTCTCTCCAAGAACTATATCTATCAGAAAAATAATCTGCCATACTGTATAGATACATTAAAGACTCATCTAAATCTCTTTTATTCATTCTATGGCTAGCGATATTAACTAACACAAAATTGTCAAATACCATATCGCCATGTTTATAATTAAAACATGTTTTATCAAGTCCTCTTGTTGAGTCTCTTGTACTATTAAAAAAGTAAACTTCATATGGTATATTAATCTTTTGACAAAATGAAACTAAGTTAATTAATTGTTCTACTGTTTTCATCAATATATCACTCATAGAACCTGACCAATCTAATAACATTATCATACCATGATTTTTAGAATCAGGCAATACAGTTAATCTTTTAAATATATCATCACTAAATTTGTAATTTTTTAATTTAAGAGGATCAATAACACCTGTTTTATCAGTAGAAGATTTTTTATAAGCAGTGGCAGCTTTTTTCATTTCAAATTCTTTAACAAGATACATTACAGTTTTTTTGTTATCAGTTTTAAACTTAGTAAAATCATTTTTTAACCAATTAATATATTGAGTTATATCACCACTTAAACCTTCTTTTCTTTTTAAAGCAATATGTGATCTCATATCTTTAATAAATTTCTTGTAATCAATAATAACATTTTTTAATTTAACATCTGGCAAAGAACAATAATTAAATGATTTACTATTATCATATAATCTTTCTTTATTACTATCTAAACTAATATTAGTTACTGCTTTCAATTTACTAAAACCCTTAGTAGCACCTGACCCAGCACCTAGATCATTAGCAATTTGTTCACTATCTTTTTCATCTGATTTTGAATCACCTTCATTTGTATCATTTAAAGAAGAACCGTCTTTTTCATCTGTACCATCTTCATTTGATTCATTAGAATTGTCTGATTTGTTATCAGCAGAATCACTATCTTTAGTGTTAACATTATTATCTGAGTCTTTGTTTTTATCTAAATTATAGTTTTCAACTAAAGGATGTGTATCAAAATCAGGTAGTTTTTTTAATTTCTGTAATTGTTTTTTCTGCCAATCTAACATCTTTTTGGCTAATTGAACAACATCTTTAAAAGATTTTACTTCATCAACTTTTTTAATCCATAGTTTATCTGAAGCATTAAATTTAATGTCTAATCTTTTTGAAGATTTGTAGTACATATTAATTTTATCAATTAACATTAAGTCTGTATTAACATCTTTGCCATCTAAACCAAAGAAGTTTTTAGACATCATGTCATCAAACCCTTGTAAATAGTTTTTAACAACACCTGGATATTTCTTTTGAATTTTTTTATCTATACGACAATCTTCAATAACATTTACATAAGCTCTTAACTCATCATCACTAGCAATTGTTTGCCAACTTTTAGTAGGTGTAAATAAAGCATGTGAACATTCATGTGCTATTAACATATCGTATATGTCACCTGTTTGTATTTTAAAAATAGGTAAAGTAAGTATTCTATTTAATGTATCAAAACTAGCAGTTTTGACGTTGTTATGTTGTACTGTAAGATTTTCTGTAGCAATAAGTTTTGCTAATTGAGATTTAGTATTAATGTTTATTTGTGTAGTCATACTATTATAATATAGGAAAACGTTTCAAAAGTCAAGCGTTTATATATCCCTATATTTACTAGGTTTTTGACTATTTATGTTCTTGTTTTGTTCTCATTTTGTAAATATAAACGTAGGTTCAAACTTTCTACCTGATTGATTCGGTCTTTCAAACTTGCCCATATATCTTTGTGTTTGTTTCTTTTCAGTTATTTCACCATCTAATGTTGATGTTTCTGATCCACCTTGTTGTGTAGATAATGACAACCACCAAGTATCAGTATGTTCAAAACCACAATCAATGGCTAATTGTACAGTATCCTCTTCAAACGTTTTATACTGTTTTGTATTAGCAACATTAAGTGCTAAATGTTTACCTGGTTTTAAACCTTTATAAGCATTAGCAATTGTCTTCTTTAAAAAGTGTTCTTTCCACATATCACTTGTATTAAACTTAATACTAGATTGTTCTGGCTCATCACCATATGCTTCCCAACCAAAGTAAGGTGGACTTGTAAATACAAAGTCTAAACTATTTTCTTCAGGTATATACGTTTCACTACCTTGTCTTAGTAATGAATATTGTTTGTGTGTATGACCATAATCCATTAATATGTTTTGTAAACCATCGTATGTCGGTATACAAGGATCTGTGCCTATGTAATTAACACCAGCAGCAATTGCCCCTAATAATCTACCACCATAACCCATACTAGGATCCCATACTAAACCTGCCGTTGTGCCTTCTAAAGGACTATCTTTTTCTACAAATACATCATATAAGGCAGCGGCAGCCGTAGGTCTAAAATTAGAAACCATTTGTGTGCCTGAGTATCTTCTTAACATTGATCTCATATCTGAGTCTGTTATTTCGTGTGGTTTCTTTTGTGTAAAAAATGTGCCTGTTAAAATTTTGTTTATACCTTTTTTAAGATGTTCTTCATCATCCCAAACTTCCATAGGTGTCTTCATTTTACCACACTTAATACCCCAAGCATGTTCCATATAAGACCATGCGAGATTTAAACCATGAGCAGATTGACCTATGACTTTAGTTTTTCTATCTATCATAGTATCTCTTTTAAATGCCATTAAAAGATTATACTTGTCGTCTCGCCATTTCTTATCTTTAGGATAATAAGGAAAGCCTTTGTCTTTTATTGTATCGTGTGTGTTTTGTAATATATCACTCATTTTTTCTTTTGATGTTTTTTATGACCTTTATGGCTACCCATATAATAATCACCAGGTTCATAATCCCATACTTTGCCATGATGACCTCTTATGTCTGCCCATAGCATTCTTAACTTAGCTATAATTTTTAATACACCTCTACTCATTTTTTGTCTTTACCTGCTTTAATTTCTAAAGCTGTATATCTAGGTTTGCCATGAAAGTCTAGTGATCCTAGATTGTAAGCAGAGCCAGGTGGTAGTTTTTCAATTGACTTACCTTTCTCTAAAAACTTTTTCATTTTTTCGTCTAATACTTTTTGTTTTTCTTCGTGTGTTTTATATGTCATTTTCCTACATTCCAAAATAGTGCGTTTGGTTTAGCATGTTCTTTCATAATTGACCATGCTTTTGCGTCATAAGTCGGCACAGATGGAAAAGGTGGTTTATCTTCTTCTTTAACTTCTTGTGTAAACTTATATTTACTTAAATACAAATTTGCTCTTCCTATTTCATGTTGAGCCATTTTGTGACCTACTGAAACACAATGTACTTCTTTGTCTGGAAACGCCATTTGTAATCCTCTTGTTAAAGTGCCACTTGATCCTACTGACCAAATTTCACTAATCTTTATACTATACACTATTTCTATGTTTTTGGCAAGGTCCCTTATATCTTCAAATACTCTTTTTTCTTCTAGCCCTAATGGTAATATTCTACGTCTTATAGGATCCTCATAAAAATACTCTCTGGCTCTTGCTTTTGTGACTTGTAACATACCATTAGGTACCCACCTAATGTCAGCACCATAGTCTAATGCTTGTTTTTGATAAGGGTGTAAATTATCTAATGATCTTTTAGCCATGAAAAAAACAGCTTTTTTACCATAGTGATTCGCTTGTAATGTAAGAGATAATTGAGCATAACCGTTTGCTGGACAACCGCCATATACAAACTCTTCGGCACCTTCTTCTATCTCTTCTCTCATATACCTATCTACAAATCTTCTTTTAGAACCACCTTCTAGTAAGTCGTCTCTTACTATATGAAAGCCATCATGTTGTTCAATAACTAATTTAGGAAAATTATATGGTGTCATAATCAAATACTACTGAATATCTATTGTTGTGTGGGTGTACTGCTAACTCAAAAGGCATATTAATAATACTATGATTTATCTTGCCATCAAATATTAACACTGAGTTTTCTAAACCAGGTATAATTACTTTATCATCTATTTGTGTGCCGTAATTAGTATAATTGTTTTTTAAATAATATACAGCAGTTATATCTCTTTTGTGTGTATGAAAACTAAATCTATTATCTTCTCTACTAATATTTGCCCAACTTTCAGTGAGTTGTACTTTACCTATATTTTCTTCTATAATTGTTTTTATTTTTATTTGTAGTTCAATCCAACGATTTAAAAATTTTACATGATCATATAAGTCTGTTTTAGTTTGTAAAGGTGGCACATTACTACTAGCTACATGTCCGTCTGATATGACTTTATCAATATCAGAAATATACTTTTCTTTATAGGATTTATCCATAAAGTTTGTATGTCTGTAAAATTTATAATCGTCAACTTGTATTTTCATTAATAAGAGTATTCAGTCCAACCAGTTAAAATATATTTGTCATTTGATAAGGGTGGATTTCCTCTATGTACATGAGTAAAATGAGCAGGCCAAATAACTAATCTATTTTTCTTAGGTTTAATTCTTCTTTTTTGATATAAAAACTCTGTCTCGCCACCATCTTCTACATCATTTAAGTACAATGTAAAAGCAGTAACTCTATTTCTACTAGTTAATTGGCTATTTTCTACATGCCAAATATGATACCCTTGACCTGGCTCTGTCTTTTGTATCTTTATATCAAATATTGAGTGTCTACCTTGTGTTTTTAAAATACTAAACTTTTCAATATATCTTTGATATGGTCCATGTTTTTGATTAAAAAATATATCAATAAAATTTTTTGCCATGTAATGTACAGGTAATTCTTTTATATAAAATGGTTCTGAAAGCTCATCAAATGCTGTGTCATCAACTTCATGGCTAGGACTAAACTCTCTTTTGAAAGTTAAATTGTTTTTATTCATTTTTTCAAAGTAAGTAATATAATTTTCAATATATTCGTCTGTAAAAAAATTATCAAATATTCCTATAAAGTCATCTGTAATTTCTACATTCATTATTTTATCTCCAAGTATGATTCTTTATCACCAAACTGACCTCTAGGAAAGTAATTAAAGGCAAGTGAATATCTTTGATGTGTTGTATTGTTTACATCTGTTTCATGTGAAACGCAAGACGGAAATAACACTACTGTACCAGGCATAGGATTAATTATACATTCATCATTATTAAATTCATTTCCTTCATCTATTTCTAATTTAATCATAATATTATTCCAACTCTTAAAAGGACTTTGATTAAACTTAATAGCACCTGTATTCTCTGTTGATTGTAAATAATACACACCACTAAACATACTATTTTGATGATGATGTGGTTGTGCTACATGTCCTTGATTATGTATATTACACCATGAGTTTATCATTTCAAAATTATGTTTTTTATTTATTCTAAGTTTATCTCTAGCATATATCTCAAACTCATCATCTATTTTTTTCTTTAATGATGATAATTCTTTATGTAAAAGTATATGTCTGTCTTGTGTTTGTAAACCGTTTTTTAAATAAGTTAACTCAAAATCTAATGAATTAATATAAGTTAGCCAGTCTTCATTTACACCTATGTTACCTATGTATAAGGGTGTAGGAAATAATTTTTTAATTTCGTTTTTTGACATTCTTTAATATTCTTCCATAGTTCGGCCAGCCAAACTTGTCTGGTGATTCACCAACATAACGCCATCTAATAACTCCTGTACTAGGATTATGTTCAAAAATTTTATTTTTTTCTTTTCGATATTTTTTTGATTTGTTTTTTAGCATATATATTTGCCCTCTTTAGTTTAAGTTTACTAGCTCTCTCTGTAAATAATCTACCTAACATGTGATCGTGTTCATGTTGAAAAATACGACTAATCATGCCGTCTAAATGACCTTCTTTTAGATCACCTTTTTCATCTTCATATTTTACTACAACTTTTCTAGGTCTTGTAATAGATAAGAACATAAAAGGAAAAGTTAAACAACCTTCTTTCATAACAATTGTTTCTTCACTAGCTGATATAATCATAGGATTAAAACAAGTCATTCTTAAACCTTTTTCTAATTCAGGATGCCCACCCATAACAAACATATTAAAAGGTAAACCTACTTGATTTGCTGATAACCCTATACCACCATATTTAAACATTAATTCAAACATATTATCAGATAGTTCTTGTCTATCTTTTAGATTGTGTTCTTTTAACATATCGTCACTAAATGGTGCGATTGCTGAACAAACTCTTGGATCGTTAGGTGGTATTAATTGTAAATCTTTAGACATTCTGTAACCTCGTAAAGTTATTTATTTTATCAAATTTTATGATATTAGTAAATTTATCAAATAGTATATCGCCCTTATGTGATATAATAAAGATATTTTCTTTTGATAGTGATTTAATAATTTTAAAGAAGTCATCTGTACCTTGACCATCTAATGAGCTATCAAATATTTCATCTAATATTAAAACGTTTGTATTTGTACTATTTTTCATTTTAGCAATCTGTCGCCAAGTAAATAGCAATGCTAAATCTATTCTTAGTTTTTCACCCTCACTAAAATTATTGTAATTAAAAGTATCTCTAAATCTACTTTTTATTGTCTCGTTAAACTCTTCATCTAAATGAAAGTTAACAAAGAAGTTCATATCTTGTAAGTATTGATTTATTAAAGTATTCATTATAGGTAAATACTTTTTAATAATTTTTGTTTTAGCACCTTTTTCAGATAGTATTTCTCTAACTGTATCAATATATGTTTTTTCTTCGGTAATTTTATCTAAATCAACTTGTGATTGTTCTAAATTAACTTTTAATTCTTCTAATTGTTTTTCTATATTATCACTGTCCTCTTTTTTGTTATCTAACAATAATATCTCATTATGTAGATTGTCACTAAATTTTTTAAGTTCATTTATTGATGTATTAACTTTTGACATTTCTATATTTAAATCTGACATTTTTTCAGATATAGAATTAATTTCTGATAATTTAGTTTCAGTAGTAGATATTTCTTCTACTAATTTTTTCATACCTTCATTTAAGGTAACAACTTTACTCTTTAGTTCTTCTTGTTTTCCTAATTTAAATGTTTCATCAATTGGTTGTGTACAAGTAGGACAGGTATCATTTTCTTCAAAAAACTCTAAATTCTTTGTATGAGTTTCTAAATTTTGTTCTATCTTTGTTTCTAGTTTTTCTAATTGAGTTAATCTTGTTGTTTGAGGACCTTTATCAATTGTTTGTTCTTTTAGTTGTGTATATTCACCATCTAATTTTTGTATCTTTTCTAAGTAATCTTTTTTATCTAAGTTTAATTTATCTAACTGTTGTTCTTTTTGTGTCTTATCATCTGTATTTCTATTCTTTATTTCATTAAAGTGTTTACTTTCTAATTCATACTTAGATTTTACTAGATCAGCATTATGTTTAACTTCTATAATCTTTTTATTTAAAACAGATTGTTGATCTCTTAACATCCAGTCCATATGTGAAAATACTTTTATGTCAAGTATCTCTTCAACTGCTTCTTTTCTATAACGAGATTTCATTTTCATAAATGGCTCGTAAGATGATGACCCTAATATTACTACTTGAATAAATGATCTATAACTTAATCTCATTATATTTCTTTCTAATATCTTTTGATAATCAATACTAGAAGCGTCTTGGTTTATTAATTGATCGTCTTCATATATTTCAAATATGTTAGGTTTAATACCTCTAATAACTTTATATTGTTTAGTACCTATTGAAAATTCTATTTCTACTAATGCTTCACCATTGTTTATCGTATTAACCATTTGTTCTTTTTTTATTATTCTAAATGGTCTATTAAATAAAACAAAAGTCATGGCGTCTAGTAAAGTTGACTTGCCTGAACCGTTTGTACCTATAACAAGTGTTGTGTTTGATTTATCTAAGTCAACTTCTATTGGTGTATTACCTGTTGACAGAAAATTTTTCCACTTAATTTTTTTAAATCTTATCATACTAAAAATAATTGTTAGTTATTATCTCATGGTTTAATGTTCTTAAATTACCTGATACACTAACTCTTGTAATATCAGATTTAAAAGGCGCTACTGTATGTTGTAGTAAAGCAGGGAACATCATAAACGCACCTTTTTTAGGATTTAAACCGTGAGCACAAGTAGTCCATTTAGGTCTAGTTGACTCGCCATACAATATAGTTATACCACCTGGTCCTGACACATCTGAGCCTTTGTAATCTTCTTGTTCTTTTCTTAACTCATCTGGCACATCTAGGTAATAAACAAAAGAATAATCACCTGCGTGAGTATGAGGAGGATTAAAGTCACCTTTTTTCATAAAGTTTACCCATAAATCTAATGCTTCTAGTTTTCTTTGTTGAACAATGTCATGTCCGTGAAACTTACAATGTTCTTCTATATACAATTCTAATACCGGTGTTATCTCATTATAAAACCATTGTTGAATTTCTGTAGAATATGAAAACTGAAACTTTAGATGACCTGCTAATTTATGATTAGCTGTATCTTTACACTTACGTCCTTCTTCTAACATTTTGTCTGTTATATAATCAGGCAATGATGTACAAAGAACATATGGTCCCCAATTCAAGTTTTTATAATTTAATATTGATTTATCCAGCATAATGATCGTTTGCCTCTACATATGTTTCTTTGATAAACTCTTTTAGTTTTTGTCTATCTAAATCTGTTTGTATTTGATCTACATAATTATTTAAAAATGTTATAGTATCTTCGCCTTGATCTAATATATCTTCTCTAACACTAGATGTCATATCACTTTGTACATCTTCTATAACATTTACCTCATGTACATTTACTTTGTTTTGTAATTTATCTAATAGATTATTAAACATTTCTTCGTTTGTTCTATTAGTAACAAAGATTTTTACTATCTTGTTTTCAAAATCTGATAAGTCTTTTGTAGAGTAATCTTCTTTAGTATCATTATAGAGAATCTTTTTAAACATTCTAAGAGGATTAGTTACTCTTGTAAGTTCTCTTGTTTCTGTATCAAAAATATGAAACCCTTTAGGATCTTTATAATCTGACCAAGTCATTTCATATTGTGAGCCAAGATAATAGATACGACCATCATCTGATTTTTTATGAAAGTGACCAGACATAACTTTTTCAAATCTTTTAAATTGTGTTGGTTCTAAACCATGTTCGTTAAATAATCCCTTTTGCATCTCAAAACCTTTTACTTCTAAATGCCCAAAACAAATATCTGCTGTTGAATTATCTATCGCATAAATTGAGTCTTCATAATTATCATCACATATCCATGGTAAAAATAACATACGACAACCACCTAATTCTACTTCTTTAGGACCTGTGTAGATAAATGGTTCGTGTACACCATCAAATGTTGAACACAACTCATCTACTGAATTTACTTTGTTTGTATTTTTAAAATAAGTATCGTGGTTACCTATTATTATATGGGTATCAATCTTCATTTCCCATAATCTTTTCCAAAACTTTTCTCTAAACACACTAGAAGTATGAAAGTTAATAAACTTTCTTCTATCAGTTACATCACCTAAATGTATTAAGTTTGTAATATTGTTTTCTTTTAAGTACGGAAAAAATACTTCATCATAAAATTTAATTTGATAATCTCTAAAGGCAGGACTATCATTCCTCACACCAAAGTGTGTATCATTCAATAGGGCTATTTTCATAATTATATAAAGAATTTAGATGACTTAACAGTTTTTTTCTTTCTTGGTTTCTTTTCTTTTTTAGGTTGTTCGTCCATCTTTAGATTTTTTTGTAAAAACTCTTTAAACTGATTAGTATATTCGCCTTCTCTATCTTGTGGTTGTAAAGCGTAATCATCTAAGTTATTATCCATAATAAGTCTATGTTTGATAGTAACTTGTTTCTTTTCTTTTTGGATTCTTCTTACAAAAGCATAGAATATAATTTGTGTAAAATAAGCAAATGGATTCTTAGATTTTGCTGGATCAAAATTGTCTAGGTATTGTAAACAGTTTTCTATACCGTCACTAACCATATCGTCTCTAAATGTATAATTGATGAAATTAGGTCTGTAAGATAAATGATTTGCTATCTTTAAAAAACAACTACCAATGTAATCGGTTACAGGTGGTTTATCTTTTTTTGTTCTTAATGCTTTTTTTACTTCTTTTTTGTAGGCAGTCATTGCCTCTAAAAACAATTTGTTATCTACATAATGCTCTTTAATTCTTTTTATAGTCATAGTATTAATATAACACCTTTCACTTTAATTGTCAATGTTTTAGCGTAATATTTGCCAAATAAACCAACATTGACTTTTAATAAATTTTATGTATAATGGGCGTGTAGCCGTTTATAGAATATTGCTTAAAGCTAATGTATTGTTTTCTTATCTTCAGCAAAGTCCTGAAACAACTCATTTATTTCTTCCTGTTCTTCATCACTAAATTTTTCTCTAGCATATTGTTTATTTGTCTCCCGAGTCGGCACTCTCAAATCATCATACCCATTGGCGATGTGATTGTATGATTTTATCATTTCATTACCTGCGTTTGTTATAGTTAATATCTTATCTTTTGGGATAGTAATAACAACATCAGGAGTATAGGCAGCCCATTTTATTAGTGCTACATAATCTTTAAATCCAGCAGGTGTTAATTGTGGTACATATTTAATTTGTAGAGGTTTAAATAATCTAATTAATGGAGATTTTTCTGGTAGTTGTTCTATAGGAAAAGCACAAACAACGTCATCACCATTTACAAGTTTAACTATCTTTATTTCTATTTTATTATTTTGAGCCATTTTTTATCTCTATGTTATGAATTTCATAATCAAAGTTTTCACCATTGTATATATTTATTCGTTCTCTAAAGTGTGCTAGAGTATAATTCTCTTTATCATTGTAAGATAAATCGTCTGATATGTCGTATAATGTGGCGTTTAGTTTATTGTCTTTTAGTCGCAATCCTCTACCGATAGATTGTAAAACTCTTATAGGACTTTTACTAGGGCTACTAAAAACAATATTGTGTAAGTTACGGATATTAATACCAGTGCTAAAGGTGCCGTAAGAAGCGATAATAATTGCGTTATCCGACTTCTCTGTAATGGCTCTAACTTGTTCTCGTTCATGTGCTTCTACTCCTCCATAGATGAAAAATATTTTACGGTCTCCTGCCTTTTCTTCGATTAACTTCTTTAGGATTTCGCCGTGTTTTTCAACATATTGAAATAGACAAAGTGAGTTGCCTCTTAATGATAAGCACAAATTCCGTATGTATTTATTCCTAGCAGTATTTGAAACAAGATAATCCATTTCTTCCTGATATGTTTTATCTTTTAAAAAATGACGTGAAGTTTTATCATGTTGTAATACTAGACACATTATCTTTAATTCAGCTAATTGTTTCTTTTCTTGTAATTCACTTGTAGATACGACTTTGTTAACTGTACCAAATAGACCCTCTAATACTAACTTATGTGTCTTAGTGCCATCAAGTGTACCTGTCAAACCTACTCTGTATTTACAAGTTTCTAGTTTAGTCATTATTTTTGATAGACTAACTGCCTTAAATAAGTGTGCTTCGTCACCTATGACCATGCCAAACTGTTTAAACCATACTTTTGGCAACTTATAGATCGACTGCCATGTTGATATAATTACTCTTTTATTTGTATCTTTATCATGTCCTTGATATATTCTATGTACGTTTCTGTCACTATTATACCCATAATCTTTAAAGTCTTTATATAATTGTTCTACTAGTGATGTTGTAGGTACTATTATTAATATCTTATCTTGTTTAGTATCTTTTAATCTTAATAAATTAAATATTAACATCAAATATATGATAAGTGATTTGCCTGAAGCAGTAGGCGATACTAGTAAACAACGATTTTTTTCTATTGAATGTTTAAATGCTTCTCTTTGATAATCTCTAACTTCGTGTGGTAACTTAAGCGCTTTAATAAGATTGTCTAATTTACTTTCGTCTATATCAGTGTCTTTTATTTTTGTACCATCAACTATTTGTACTTTATTTTCGTTACACCAATTTACTACATAAGGATATAAACCTGTATATATTTGACCTGAAGCATATGAAAACAATCTAATTTTACCGTCCCATACTCTACTTCTATACTGAGGCATAAACTTAAACCCAGGCACCTCAAATGTAAAGTATTCACCTAACTCTCTTCTAATATCAGCATCCGCTTCTATTTTGAGATAGACTTCGTTTTTTTTATCTATTATTATGTATCTTGTTGTAGTCATATTCAGATTGTTTTAAATATTCCATTATATTTTTATCAGTTGGCAACCCTTTATCAGACCAAGTTTTAAATCTTCCATCTAACATTAATAAAGGTCTAGTATCAAACTTATCTCTTTCCCAATTTTCAGCACCTTCTTCAATATAATGTAAAAATACTTGTGAGTGATAACCACTTGGTAAAGGATCACGCCAATGTTTTAATTTATCACCTCTATAAACTAATAAATCACCTGGCTCTAAATTTATAGGTGTGCCTTCAAGGTATATCGGCCAGACTTTATCTGTATAGCCTAAACACAATGTCATAGAATGTTTACAACTATCTCTATCTACATGTTCTTTCATAACAGCACCTGGTTCATATACACGATAATAGGTATAAGTAGGATGTAATTTTTTATTTGTATAATTTGACATGTCTTTTGTACTACTATAAAGTAAAGACTCAAATATAGGATCTGAATAGTGACAATAACTACCTTTAACCTGAACATCACCAAAAGGATAACCATACATATATGGCGAAAATAATTTTTGTTTTTCTTTCCACATATATCTACTAACTTGTCTTTTTAACAATGTATGATTAAATAACAAATTTTTAGTTTGATCATTTAAATAATTTTTTATAACAGCGTATCCTTCGTTAGCATATTTTATTGAATATTCGTGTTTCATCTAAATGGGTTTCCTATTATCCAATTTACAAGTGAATATCTTGTGCCTTTAGTTACAGGTGTTACTTGATGATACATATAACTAGGAAATACTATTGCTGAACCTTGTGGTCTTATTTCAGTACAGGTATTAAATCTCTCACCATCACTATGAGGACCATAATCAAATTTTAAATCACCACCAGCATATTCATCACCATCAACTAAGTTTAATGTAAAACTTAACTTTCTAACTTTATTAGCCATTTTTTGATTGTTAGTGTGTTGAAAACCATCACTTGGTGTATAGTCATGTTTAAACTTATAAGCTGAATGTTTACATGAGCCACCATCATGGTGCCAGCCATAAAATTGACCTGGATCATATTTTGTAAATTGTACAGATTCAAAGTAATCATAATCATAATCCCAACCAGCATTTGTATTTGCTTGACTTACTAAAGGTTGAATTATGTCATAGACCCATTGTTCATTTAAAAAACAAGTTGTACTATCTCTTACATAAGTCTTTTGATCTTTTGTTTCTTGTACTGTTTTGTCTGATTGGGCAATAGCCTCTGCCATTTTATCTTTTGTATTACCGCCTTTTGTAGTAGCAGCTGTAGATTTACCACTTAATTGTTGTCTTGCTAGTTTTTCTTTACCTAACTCTAATATGCGATTACAGTTTTCTTTTGAGACAACGGACTTAAAGTGCCAGTAATACCAGTAGTTTGTCATTAAATAGCACCACTAGTAAACTTACGCCAGTCAATAGCATTTTTTATTGTAAATCCTCGGTTTGATATACCTCTTATTGTTCTATCTAAAAAATCAATAACTGTTTCTAAGTAATCTACTTTTTGTTTTGCTCTTTGTAAATCTATATCTGAATCTAAATATTTGTCTAAATCAGTTCTCATAATTTTTAAATCAAAAGGTTTTACAGCATATACTTCAGCAGGTGCTTTGCCTGTATAGTATTCCCATTTTTCTCTTTTCATTGTTCTATAATCAGCCTCTGATTTACTTAACATCAACTTAAACTTTGTTAAGTGTTTCATATATTTGTTATGTAACTGAGGAGTTTTTAATGATTCTAAATCTAGTTCAGTATCGTTTATTTTGAGGTCTTTTTCAGCCAAGTCTTGTAGTTCTTCAAGTGTCATTATATCTCCATTATTTTTCTAGTAATATATATAACTCAGGTAAATATAAACAATCTATCTCTGAGTTTTCAAATGTTTTTACAGCGTCATCTAACGTTTCTACCATTGGGTCACCTGATAAGTTAAATGATGTATTTAATAAACAAGGTATATTTGTTATTTGTTTAAACTCTTTTATTAAGTCATAAAAAACAGTGTCTTGTTCTTTTTTTAAAGTTTGTATTCTACAAGTTCCGTCAACATGTCTAATGCCTTTTAAAGAATAATTTTTTGCTTTTACAGCATACATCATAAATGGCGACTCATCTAATACGTTCATGTCAAAATACTGTTTACAATCTTCATGTAATATTGTGCCAGCAAAAGGTCTATAAGATTCTCTATTTTTAACTTTGTTTACAGTGTCTTTTGCTTTTGAATTATTAGGATTAAACAATATACTTCTATTGCCTAATGCTCTAGGACCTAACTCTGATTTACCCTTAAACAAAGCAACTATCTTATTTTCTGATAATTTTTTTGCTACATCTTTATTTGTAACCTTTGTTTTTTTAAATCTAGCAAAATCATATGAGTTAGGATAATAATTTTGAAACCCATATTTAATTGTTGTTTGAGGTATAATAGGATCATCTTTTATACCTTCTATACTTCTCAGTTCATGGTATAATAATTTAGCAGCCCCTATTGCCGTACCAGCGTCATGTGATACAGGTTCTACATACAAGTTTATATCTTCAGGTAAACTTTGTCTTAACTTAAAATTAGCAACACAATTTAAAGCATAGCCACCTGATAAACAGATATTTTTTACATTATGTTTATCTATTAAATCATGTATTTTTTTAATCATTTTATTTTCAGTAAGTGTTTGTACTGTTAATGCTAAATCAGCAGACGCCTGAAAATCATTCATTAATCTAGTTTTCTCAAACATAGGGTGATTTTGATTTAAACAACTCATTCTAACTACTCTAGGTTCTATAAAATAATTGTGATCAAAAAAACTATCAAAGTCTTCTATAATATTTTTGCCATAAGAAGCAAGTGCCATAACTTTACCTGCGTCAAATAAAGGATTCATTCCAAAATGATCTGCTATAGCAGCGAAGTAATTACCTAAACTTAGAGTATTTGTTTTACTGTATGGTTCATCATAATCAAAAAATTCTTTTTCTAATTTGTTTATGTCGTAAGGATGTTTACAATGAAAAGCAGAATATTTTTCTATACCTTCTTTAAAAAAAGAGCCGTCACCATCAAATACAACAGATATTGCCTCTTCAAAACCAGAGTTGTAAAAAGCACCAGCAGCATGTGTTAGATGATGAACTTTATCATAAGTTCTATTTACAAATTTATTTTTATACAATCTGTTAAAAAACATTTCATAGAAATTAATATCTGTATTTCTTTCAAATGGTACTAAGCCATCAAAACCAGCAATAGCTACACCATCTATATGTGGTGCTAAGTCTTTAATTTTTAGTAAATTTAAAAAAGGTGAGCCCTCGTATTTGTGACGATTTAATCTTTCTTCTTCGGTTGAATAAGTGATTTTGCCATCTTCTAAAATACAGGCATTTCCGTTGTGATGTCTATTTAATCCTATAATAATCATATAACCTCATTTTCTTTCATTATAACACAAAACTTTAAAAATGTAAAGTTTGGTTAGCTTGTAGTCACACTTGTTCTACTGTTACCTACAGTAGCAAAGTCATAAACCAAATAATTAAAATCAACAGTAGCAGTAAGATAATTTATATCACCTGCTTGTTGTGTAAATGCTAATCCTGACAATTTAGTAGGATATATGTCTCTAAATCTTACTTCTAATTGTGAATTATTTTTACTTGTTAAAGTAGTAAGAGTAGCGTCACTATAAGTACCACCTGCTTGAGCAGCCTTATATTTAACTTTACCTATCTCTGTACTTACACTTTGAGAAGAGTTAGGAAATCTATCATTACCTGATTGAGCTAGATTTCTAAATTCTGAATTGTCTCTAGGATAACCTAATCCAACTAACCAACCATGTATTTCTTGGTAGTTTTCAAAGTTTTCATCTACCATAAATGATAGTGTTAGTGGATCGTATTGTAGATCATTACCAGGTATAGGTATTTGTTTAAGTGTAGTGTTTTGTGTTAATGAAGCTAATTCTATGCCAGGCAAATTAATGTCTGTCACAAAAAACTCTACTTTAGGTAACTTAATTATACTAAACTTAAACTGCGTTGGTGACGCATAATCAAGTTTTGTTGGTTGTCTATTATAACTGTTAATAGTTGTCATACTACTATTTATCTGTTTTTTTATCTACTTCTTCCCACTCTTTCTCAGTGGCTACCTTTTCCATTTTCTTCTCAGTTTCAGTCAAGTTTTCTTGTTCTTGTTTTTTCTCTAATATCTTTTTCTCTAAATCAACACCAGGCACAAACCAGAAATAATTAGTTTCTTTTTTATCAGAAACTAACAGTGTAAATAATACAAATAATACAATTATAATTGCTGTAAATTTGTAGTTCATTATTCTTCCTATCATATGTGTTTAATTTATTTATGCGACCAAAAAAAAAGGGGGCATAAAGCCCCCTTTTTATAAGATTGTAAACAAATATTACATTAAGTTTGTAACTTGTACTCTTCTGTAGTATCTGTTAGCGTTAGCATTTCCAGAACCATTGATAACAGCATTATCACCTGAACCAGCTTCAGCAAAAGGATTGGCTTGTAAACCATATCTTGTTTTGAAACCGATTTTAGGTTGGAATGTGTCTTGTCCAACGGCTCTAACCATTTGTAGTGGTACATATGGGCAGTAGAATAAACCACTGTCATACGGTGAAGTACCTTTGTAACCAACCACAAAATATTGCTTACCAGTTTGGTTAGCAGCATATGGGTCAATGTATACTTTGTATCTACCGTTTAATACACCAGCAAAAGTATTGCCTGTGTCGTCAACGTTTAGGTTGTTGTTTAATGCTGGAGCATAGTCTAGTACACCTGCCATTTGTAAAGCAGACGCAACGTCCGAAGAAGTAATAAGGATATTTCCTTTTCCTCTTCTTGTTCTTTGAGCGATAGCGTTAGCTTCTCTCTCAACTTGGAACATAAGACCTTTAAATCTTTCAACAGACCATCTTCCGTTAGAGTCTGTATCTAAATCAAAGATACCTTCAGTTGTTGTGTTAATTGTACCAGTGTTAGCAGAAGCACCTTTTTCAGCATTGATGTAAATTGTTCTTACAACTTCTCTGTTGATCTCAGCAAGGATCTCAGCAGATAGGATGTTAGCCAATTCAGTCTCAGCGTCTAAACCATGGATAGCTTTTAAGTCTTGGGCTAATTCCATTGTGTACTCAGCTTTAAGAGCTCTACTTCTAGCAGTCACAGTTGATTTCTCAATTGAGAAAGCCATTTCAGCAAAAGCATTGTTAGATGAATCACCTAATGCTTCGCCGTAAGCTCTTGTCATACCTTGACCAGTTGAATATTCTTGTCCAGCTGTTGGGCTGTCGTTAAGAATTGCTGGGTTAGTACCTCTTTGTTCAGTTACACCAGTATTTGTTGTTGAGTCACCAGCAGCATTTCTACTAGAGAAATCTGTATCAGCTTCGTCAAACATCGCTTCTGTTCCAGTTTGGCTTGTGTATCTGCTTCTCATAGCAAATATTAAACCAGTTGGACCAGTCATTGGTTGTACTCCACATATGTCATATGCGATAAGATTTGGCATTGCTCTTCTTACTAATGAAATTAGGATTGGATCCCAATTGTCAACGTTAGCGCCTGTTGCGTTAGCAGGGGCAGCTTCCGAGATGAACGCCTTATCTTCTCTTAAACTTTTCTCTTGGTTTTCCAAGATTACGCTTGTAACGGCACGTCTGTAAGAATCATTGATTTTTGGTAAATCAGGATGCTCTAGGACTGGCTGCCATTTTTTTTCTACTTGTTCAGATAAAAACATTTTTGTTTTCTCCCTCTATTTTATTATTTTTTAGACAATTTAATGTCTTTTGTTTTTTTAATAGCGGCGGTATAAGCAGCCATAGCATTCGATAAATCAACATTTTCAGTTAGTTCACCGCCTGCCGCTACATCATCTATATCATCACTTTTAACTTCTTGTTTATCACCAAAGTAAGACTCTTTGATTGTCACTACTTTTTTTCTAAAGTCGTTCTCAGTAGAATACTCAACTGATTCAATAAGTCCGTCAAACTTTTCTTTAGCAGTATCAGCAAGGTCAGTTGACATTTCATCTATGATGTCTTGTCTTTTTAACTCACTGTTACTCTTATGAAGGTCAACATTCTTTTCGATTTCTTCGTTAAGTTTCTTCTCTAAGACTTCTATTTTAGAAGCTTGATCTTCCAAGACGTTATATTTTTCATCTGGAACATCAATGTAATGATCTTCAAATAGTTTTTTAAGACCACCGATAAAGTCTTCAGCGATCTCACCTTTGATTCCTCTTTCAATAGCGATTTCATTTTCTTTCATCCACTCTTCTACAACGTAGTTTAGATATGAGTCAACTTTTTCGCTTAATTCACCTTTGAAAGATTCTTGGCTTTCTTCTAATTTTTTAGCGTATTCTTCTTCAAGTTTAGCTGTTTCAGCTTTCACTTTAGATTTAATAGCAGCTTCAAAAATAGTAGCAGCCTTTTCTTTAAACTCTTCAGATAGATCAGAATCTCCGACTAATGCGTCAACGTCTGCTTTAACATCATAAGATTCTTCAGAATTGTCAGCTGATTCCATTTTGTAACCTGCTTTCATTTCTTTTTTCTTCTCATCTTTGTCGTGCATTGCTTCTGCCTTGTCGTCTTTTTCTGATTTCTCTGCGTCAGTTCCTTCTTTTGCTGTCTTCAAATGTGATGGCTCTGAGCCAACGGCACTTGATTTTGACACAACGTCTGAAACTTGACTAACTTTTTTAGTTGCGTTAGGATTGCTGTCTGTTGGTTTAACAACTGGTGCGCCTAGATCCTCAGCGTCATTTTTCAATGGGCTTGGTTCTGCCGCTACAGCATTCTTTTTTGGAGCATCAGCGTTCGGATTTCCCGCTTCGCTAATTTCCTTTTCTAACGCCTCTACTTGTTTTTCTGTTTCGGCCATTGAGAAATCTCCTCTTAATTAAAATAACTAGTTATTTTTACTTTGCTAGATATTTATAAAATTAAAGTTTTATAAGCATAGATTTAAAGATTTCTAATTTCTTCTCTTCTAATGCTCGTTTTTTTGTTTTAATTAGCTCTAGTTTCCAAGCTTCTACGTCTTTTTCAACTAGAACACCACTGTCCCATACCCACTCTTTATTTTCCATAATGCCTTCAACGAAAGCGTCAGGAGCTGAGGGGTCAGCTACAATGTCAGCTGCTGTAGCTAAGTAGAAATCTCTTCCTACATAGTTTGCGCCATTTTTTTGCTGTAACGAACCCATACCACGACTAGATACTCCTAATTGGGCACCCTCGTCAATAAGACCTTTTACAATCTTACCGTATGGTGTATTCATTATCTTAGCTTCACCAATAAAATTATCACCGTCTGGATAGAGTTTTTTCACCATGTGACTAACTCTTTCCAAGTTGACAGTTGGTCCGTCAGGATGTCCTAACTCACCGAATGCTCTGTGTTTATTGATAAATTCTGCGTTATATCTTTTGACTTCTTTGTCTAAGATTTCTTTTGGATATATACGACCGTTTCTGTTTTTGATATTAGACTGTAAGAATATACCTTTTATCTTATATTCTTTTGTACCGTCTTTCTCTTCGATCAGATATTCGGCTTGTTGTATTTCTTCCGATATTAGTTTCATAAGTTCTCTCTTCTTATATGTTACTATTTATAAGTTTTTTTATCTAAACTCTATAACTATTGTGTAATTATCTCCAATAGCAAAGTTATGTGTACTTAATAATACATCACCAGTAGGTGTAGTAGCACTGTTAGTTATTTCACTACCTGATGGTCTAAAATCAAAGTGACTTTGACCACTTAAAAATACGGCAGTTGCGTCTGTAGCACCATCCCATATTAACTCAACAGCTGATTTAGGATTTGCTGTATTTACTGAATACCATATTTTACTAATTTTTCTATTGCCATCCTCAGTCATAAAAGTAAGCTCTGAAGCGTCTACTTTTTTAACTTGTGTTTCACCAGTACCATCTGAAAAGTTAGTAAGTTTTACTGTAAACTTTAGACCAGATGTATCTGCTATAGTTTGACTTGTTACTGTATCAGCCATTAAATCCCTCTTCTTTATGTGTTTCTAATATAATATTATAAGTTGACACATTACTGTCACTTGTTAATAAAATATCACCTATCACGTTCTTTATTTTTTCTTCTTTAGGTTTAAGACCATAGTTACCTCTACCACTAATCTCAACCTTTTTTGTCGTATCATTTTTAAAAAATATAGTACAAGTACCTGTACCTATTATTTCAAATTCTAAATTAGCAATAGACACTTTGGGTTCACTTGAAGCATTTAATAAATTTTGTGTTTCAACAAAAGTTTGTTCACTTTCATTACCTATGCCCTTAGCAAATGTAATAGTTTTAAAACTATCATCAACCACTTGTGTCGTAGTTATTGCCATAATTATTAACCAGTTCTAGCAACAGCACTGCCTACAGCATTACCAGATGTTGATACTTTATCGCCAGGCGATTTTTCTATTACTATTGAGTCACCTGCTGTTACTAATATACAAGTTCCTATAGCTTCGTCATCTGAGTTAACAACTGTTACAGTGTTAGCGGCTGCCTGTGCTTGTACTCTTACAAAATGAGCTCTACCGAAATTACTTGCTGAAATTGTTGACCCAGCAGATGTAGTAGCGCCTTTTAATTTGAAAGATCCTTGATATGCCATTTTACACTCCTAATTGTTCGTTTGTTTCTTTTTCAATATATTGATATAGTTCTTCTTTATTAATTTTCTTTATTTCAGCAACTCTTTCAACAGCATTTTCTACATTGAAAATAATGTTGCCTTTGTTGTTAATCATTTTAAACATTTCTTCAACTGCCTCTTTCATTTTAGGCGTTAAAGAATTGTAAGCCTTTGAATTTACTATCTTTTTTTGTTCAAAAAGATTACTGACTTTAGGCATTTTCTATGTCAACACCTGTTGGAGACGGCTGAGTCAAATCTATATCTGCTTGTCCGTCTTTTTTAAGTGCTATAGTTCCATCCTGATTGAATGTTCCTACATCAGCAATCTCTGGTTTAGGATCACTATAAGGCTCAGCGTTATCTGTATTTACTGTACCATCGCCATTAAATAAATTTCCTGCTAAATCTTTTCTCATTTGATCTAAACTATCACCAACTTTACCTCTTAAAGCATTTTTAAACGCTTCACCAGCGTCATCATTTTTACCTTGAGCTAAATTGTCAATAAAGTCTTTAGTTGTATTCTCTGTCATTTTATTCTCCTATTATAAATCTTCACTGTTAGTAACTTGTGCCATAGGATCTTGGATAATTTTATCTTTAATTTCTTTTCTAATATCTTTATCCATATCTTCTATTTCTCTTTGGTTTTGTTTCAACACATGTTTTCTAACATAGTTAACTGAGTAAAACTTACCTATATAATCTCTCATTTCATTGGCTAAACCTAATCGTTCTCTCATCATTTCTGTTTGTTTTAATTCAGAAAAATGACCATCTTGTATGAAGTCATATTGTAAGTTATCTCTTATTGTTGACCAATCAGTTTCAGCAATAATGCCTTTTAATACTAATTGGGTTCTTAATATGTCATTAAATAATTCTGTAAATTTCTTTCTAAGTCTCTGTACAAATTTTGTAAATTTAAGTTCGTCTCTAGTAATCTCTGTTGATCTACCTAAATTAAAACCTTGTGAGCCTTCTAATCTACTTGCCGGTACGTTTAATGATCTATATAATTTCTTTTGAAAATACTCTATGTCTGTAATCTCACCTAAGTTTTGTCCACCAGGTAAAGTTGTTATATCAGTACCTCTGCCACCTTCTCTACTAGGTAACCAAAAGTCTTCTAACATTGACATATAGTTTCTATCGTCTCTTATTTCACCAGTAGAAGCGTCATAGACAAGTTTATTTCTATATCTTGCCATTACGTCTCTTAAATATTGTTCAGCTTTTACTTTAGGTAAATTACCAACATCAATTTTAAAGATACGTCTTTCAGGCGCTCTTGCGATTCTGTAAATAACAGCAGCGTCTTCAATCATTCTTAATTGATTGACAGGTTTAATTGCCTTATGTAAATAAGATAACACCATGTTTTTATTCTGATCTATTAAACCAGAAGGACAAAATGCGATAGTGTCGGGTGCGATTTTAATACCCATACCTGAAGTAGTACCTGGTATGCCTCTTTCATTGAATAGATAGTATTCTACATACTCATCAATAGCTGACATACTGTTAGGACTTAAAGCACCCTCAGGTCTTTTTTTTCTAACTTCTCTTATTTTTTTGATCTTTCTAGGATCAATGTATTTTAATTCTGTAATCCCTTTTTTAGGACTATCTCTATCAATAATCTTTTGATAGAACATTCTTCCGTCAACATACCATCTTCTAAAGATGTCATGCCCTTTTGTATTAAAGTTTAATAATCTTAATACTTGTTTAAACTCGTCTTCAATTTTAACTCTTATATCTTTACCGTAAGGCAATTGATCAATGTTAATCCTAACAGCGTCTTTCAATTCATTAGCCACGATTGCTTCATTAACAATATCTTCTATTGCCATGTCACATTCAGGATGAATTGAAATCTCTCTGTATCTACGGATTAAATCTGCCTCTGTTTTGGCAGTACCTTCCATGTCAAGGTACTGACCAAAATAACCACCAGCGGCGACGGTTTGAGTACCGTCATCCGCTTGTTTTACTGTAAAGCTTTGTTTAGGATCTTCTTGCTTCTTAGCACGTGTGATACTAAATCCAAATAGTTCAGCCATAATATTTTATCTCCTGTCTTAATACTTATACAAGATATTAAGTAGTAGTATTCGATTCAAAGAATTGGTATCTAAACGTTACACCAAAAGTCTCAACGTCCGTTGTCGGAGCGTATGATAGTCCTATTTCTGATATTGATATCGGAAATAATCCTCTCAATGTGTAAGACTTAATAGTATTACCATTTCTGTCTAAGTGATCTATAAAAGCGTCAACTTGATAGTCAGCAGGATTTGTTAATCCTTCATTGTCTGACATATTGTTGATACCATTTTGCCATCTTTCAAATGCGTTTCTTAATTTGAAATCTGTATCATTTAGTACAGTAATCGGCCAAGTGTCAAATGATCTGTCACCTGCGATATAAATTGGTCTTCCTCTGAAATTAACAGGTACTTCAGCAACGTTCATTGCCGGTATACTTGTTGCTGTACATAAGAAAGCCAAGTCTTCTATTTCTCCACCAACTTGCGAGTAACCAGGGAAAGGCATTGTAACCTTAAACTGATTATTTCTAGCGCCACCGCCAGCAAGTTTAGCTTTGAAGTCTGAAATGTTTGCCATTTTTTATTTCTCCTCTACTATTAACCTGCGACTTCTTCAAAAGCCACGCCAGTTCTAGTTGCGATAAATTGTAATGTAATAAAATTGATACTTCTTGCTGGTTTTACAAAAATCTCAGCAATAAATTCGTTTCTATCAATTACTTCGCCTGTGTTGTTAGTTTCATCACATACTACTAAAAAGTCTGTGATACCTCTTCTACCTTGTACTTCTCTTAGGAAAGGTTCTACAATGTTTCTAAAGTTAGCTCTTGTAAATTCATCATTGAACTCAAAGAGTTGAAATTTAGAAGCAGTTGATATTGCCTTTTCTAAAGTAATAAACAGTCTTCTAACGTTTATTCTGTCAAAAGCACTTGGTGAAGTTAGACCAGTTTTGTCTCCGAATAAAACAGTACCTTGTCCTGGGAACGTTGATACTGGATTAATTCTACTTGGATACAATTGATCTCTTTGTGTTTGTGTAGGATTGTAAGCAAGTTTCACGGCACCTCTGATTACACCTCTGTTAAATCCAGCAGGTGAGAACCATGTGTCTGCGACTAGATCAGTTCTAGCAGCCAAACCAGCGATATCTCCGTTTAATGGTACATATCTGTATAAGTCATTGTATCTGTCATACACATATTTGTAACCACTATCAAAAACAACATAAGAAGATGATCTTACATTATTAAAGAAGTCAATAACATTATTAGTTTGCGTGTTTGAGTTAGTTATTCCTACAACGTCTGCTCTTTCAGGTGAAGCAAAAACCACAGCGTCTTTTCTGTTTTCTGCGATAGTAATTAGGTTATCAATGTGAGTTGAGTTACCTTTACCAGCTATAATTAGACTTACATCAACTGTTTCTGCGTCTGAGTATTTTTCAAAAGCAGTTTTGATTTCGCCTACTGTAGCAGTAGAACCATCACTTCCAGCAGATAAAGATTCATTAGTTGGAGCATTTACAGCAGTAAAAGTTACTCCTGTTGCGTTTGAACCCCAATTTGATCCTGATGAATTATGATCTGTCCAGAAAATGTTACTTGATTTATTTTGTATTACTGTTGGGTAATAGTTTGTGTCACCTTGTGGAGTTTTAGCGTCAGCAGCTTTAGATACTTTTGAATAAGTTTCTATTACTCTTCCTGGCTCGCCAGATATACCACCGTCTTCGTCTACTACGACAATGTGTATTTCATCATTAGCACCTGATCTATCAGATGTCCAAGGTGATGTTCCTGGTGCGCCGTCTACTGATTCAAAATATCTCCATCTTCTTTTGACGTGTGCGTTATCAACAACTGCCGTTAACAATCCACCAGATCCTCTAGGATGCTGTACTATCGTTAAAGCGTTTGTTGAAATTCCTGTTATTCTATATTTTTCGTTTACTGTAAAGTCGCCTGTTGAAGCTGTAGCAGAAAACTCTATAATGTCTCCTACACTAAACTCAGTACCATCGTCAACACTAATTACTGTGTCTCCGATAGCAGCCGAAGCGTCATCTACTAGTGAAGCAAGACCTGTGTCGCCAGTTTTTTGTTCAAATGCTAAAGCACTTGGACATGTAGAAACTAATAAATTGTTTCCCCATGCGCCGGCTGTTCTTGCTGTGAAAGTTCCTGTGTTTAAAGAACCATCAGCGTAGTTGTCCCGGTAGTCGTCTATATTTTTAATTAATGTAGATGAACCACCTGTATTTGCGTTTACTAAACCAGTATTGTTAGCTCGTACTACTCTCAAAGAGTTAGAGTATGCTAAGAAGTTAGCAGCTGAAAAAAACCACTCAAACGTAGTTGAGTCGGGTTTTCCAAATGTGTCTACCAATTCTTGCTCACTAGAAATTGCCACAACATCATCAACTGGACCTTTAGCGAATTGACCCGCTGCTGCCCCTATTGATGTTGATACGGCAGGAATGATTCTAGTTAAATCTCTTTCCTGTACGAGAACACCTGGTGATACTTGAAATGCCATAAGGTTTCTCCTAATTTTTTCTTATTATTTCGTCATTAATCGTAAGTTTTCTTACGCCCATAGTCAAAACTTTTTATACAGATATTTATAAGACCATTAACTTACAGTCCTTTTCGTGTAACAGGATGCCATACTGTACCATATTCATCTGAAAATGGTTGTTCTTCGTCTGGTGTACCATCATCTATGAAACCAAATGGTGCCATATCTTGTTCTATTAGTTTTTCTTGTTCTATATATAATTGATTTCTAACGTTTGTATTGGTCATTTCTTTAAAATATGCTTGATTAGATAGCCAACCAAATATAATTAAACATGTAATTAAGTCATCATTACAACCGTCTTCAGCTTGCCAACTAGTACCTCTTCTACTAAAAGTTGACATTTCTTCTATAATATTAAAATCGTTAATAATTAACTTATCACTTTCTACTAACGTTTTAAAGTTAGAACAACCTAGTTTTTTAATCTGTTTAGTCATTCTAACACCTAGTGATGTACCTCTACCACTAAATTGAGCACCAAGTAATTGACCTGCTCTACCTCTTTGAGTTGTCATTAATAAATTATCATACTCTATTTCAAAATGTAAAGCGTCTGATACTTGTTGTCCTAAATCATTGACTTCAACTAAAAGATGAGCAGTGTTATATGCTTTAGCAATTTTAGATATGATATTAGGAAAAACATATGGTTTGATTTCATTGTTTCTATATTTTGCTACAACTCTGTAAGGCATTTGTGTAACATCAAATACAACAAATGCTGAGTAATCTTTTATAGTACCTCTTGCTACATCAACTGTACAAACATAAGTATGATTCTTTATAGGTCTCTCGTAAATATCAACACTTGCGTTTGACTCAATAGGTGTTTTATGAGCTAAAGTTTTAATTTTTGATGGTGATATTAAAGTATCTATACTACCTAAAAACTCACATTCAAACTCAGACTGAAACTGCTCAGGACTTGTATTTCTAATAGTTGCTTCTTTCCATTCTTCATCTCTACCAGGAACTTCACTCCAATGTACTTCTATCGGTATGTAATCATTTCTTCCACTGTCAGCATCCATCCATAATTTATAGTACATGTTCATTCCGTGAGGAGTAGATACAATAACCATTTTTGTTTTTTTACCAGATGAAATTGTAGGATAAACTGAACTGAAAAACTGTTCAGCAATATTTGCTGGAACGAAAGCAAACTCATCAAGGAATATAATGTTATATGAACCTCCTCGAATAGCACTTGAAGATGTGGCAGCAGCAACTATGGTTGATTTGTTTTCTAATTCAATATTACCTTTATTCCAGTTAAGTACACCTTGTTGTAACCACTTAGGTAAATTTTCATAAGCAAGTTGTAGTCTTCCTAATATGTCTCTAGCAGTAGAACTTTTGTTGGCAAGTATAGCAATATTTGAATTAGGATTAAACAACGCATAATGTAATAGATAAGAAATAGTTGTTGTTGATTTACCTGACTGTCTAGGCAGTTTACAAATAGTAAATCTATTTTCGTGTATTGTTTTTACGATACGTTTTTGAAAGTCATACATTTTAAAAGGTATAAGACCCTCATCAAGTGATACAATCTGTACATAAGTTTCCATAAAGTACAGAGGATCATTACTACACTTTTGATATTCTAATATCTGTTCTTTAGTAAACTCTTGTGGAGTATTTACTTTTTTTAAATTAGGGTTTCCTAAATATGCGTCACTCATATGTTTTACTTAAAGTTAATAACTACTGAACATCTTTTATCAAATAAATTAGGATGACCAGCAGCATGTAATATTGGCTCTTTAAACCAAACTAATCTACCTCTTTTAGTTTCAATTCTTTTTTTAACATTATCAGAATCATCTTTACTAAACAAAAACAAATCACCATCACAATGATTTACATAATAAATTAAAGTTTGATGTTCTTCGTCTAAGTCAATGTGAGGTATTGAATAAGAATTATTACTCATTTTATTATTTGAAAAAACTAAATTTGCTTTCATTCTTAATACTTGATAATGATTGTTACCTACTTTATTACAAAAGTTAGTCCACACCATTAATGCTAGATTAGCGTAATCAGAATTTACTTTATTACCCACTGTAAAACCATGAGTAAACTGATCATTGTCATATAAATTTTTCTCATCATTTTTAAAATACTTGTTACCTGGATAAACTGTATGTTTATTGTAGTACCACGGAAAAGTCTCATTAAATAATCCATTTTCTAAATTGTCTCTATCATTATGATCTAAAAAGTTATCATAAATTTTTATAATTCTTCCGTCTTCATCTTTATCTTTATTTTTTGTTACAACAGATACAACATCACTCATTTATTATTACTCCTTCAATATGTGTACACCCTAGTTTAATGGCGGTAGTTATTCTTTGACTACCCTTTAATACAACTAAATCTTTTTCTTTATATTTCACACCTACAGCACCGAATCTAGGCACTTCACTTATTTTTCTTTTTTCTATTTCGATAGGATCATTCATAATACCCTTATTATATATATCTTTTATAATACCAGTATTATATTCTAAGTAATAATTGATAAATGATAATTTACTTATCTGAAACGTCTGTTTCTTTGGGTGTGATGTTTTTGCTTTTAATATTTTCATTTTTTAACATTTTCTGTAATTCAGCAGTAGAACCTACAAACAAAGCATTTTTAATTTGTGCGTTTGCTGTTTTAGGCAAATCTTTTAAATCTTTTAGTTTCTTTTGTAAGTCTTGTAATTTATCTACTGTTTGACCTACTTGTCCTATCAATTGACCAGCAACTTCATATGCTCTAGGGTGTTGACCCTCTCTCGCAATATCTAATATACCTTCAATTGCTTCTTGTCCTCTTTCAATAAGATTATAATAGTTTTCTCTACTATATTTGTAATCATTATCTACATCTGGACTTTCTTTTTTTTCTACTCTAGGTACAGCAGGTTTAAATTCTTTTTGAACAACTGGTTGTTTACTATCTATACCTAATATCTCATTCATTGTATCTTCTAGTTTTGTCATATTATTCATCACTATCTGTTGTCACGTTATATTTTTTGCCATCTTCAAAGAAATCTATTGAAGTTGTAAAACCGAAATCATCATCTGCGTTAGCAGTTGTAGGACTAGGTGTTACTGTAATTCTTTCTTCTCTTGTTTTATTTGTTGTATCTGTATTTGAATATAAATCAGACTGAACTGTTTTAATAACTTTTTGAGTATTAGACGGTCCATATAAGTACATTTTAGCTGTAAAATTTAATGTATAGATAACGGATCTTCTTTGTGTGAAGTCACCATTATAAGTGTCTTCATAAGTAACAGTATTTAAAACTACTGGCACGTCTCTCTTAATACCCAATTCAGGTATTACATTTACAGTTACAGTAAAGTCAGGTTGAAAATAAGGTAATATTTGTTCTATTACTTGTAAACCTGCCTCAGCACTCGCTGTGAAAGAATATAAATTGTAAGATATATTATATGGTACAGGTGAGAAATTATAATCTAATATTTTACCATCTGTATCTGATTTTACTTTTTTAAATTTTTGTGTTCTAGTTAACTTTCTACTTGCGTCATAAGTAATACCAGCAATATCAAAACCCATACGAGGTAAAGTAATAGCAAACTCTCTATTATTTAAACTTGATTGTTGATCTAATCTGACTAAAAACTTTTCTTTAGGACCATAAGCTAATGGCACTTTAATTGATTGAACAACACTACCATTACTATCTTTTCTTTTGATTTGTATATTGTTAAAGATTTGACCGAATCCTACAGTCATTCTTCTCATACTTTCGTTGTAAAAATATGTTCCTAACATTAAAAGTCTACCTCTCCGAACGGATTACGTTCAGTAAAATCTAATATGTCATCTGCTGTTGATGATGTGTCAAAACCAGCTTGAGCGTCTAAATCATTATTACTAGCATAAGTTGATTGAGTTTGTAAGTTATATGTTTCTAGTATTAGATAATTATTTTCGGATGAAGCACTATCGTTTTCTAATAGTATTGCGCCGTCTTCATTTTCTAAACTCATTTGATGAGCAAGTTGATCTAAAGAATACTTATCTTCAGCAGCGTCAACATCTGAAACACCTGTGTCTAATCTTTCTGAACTGTATTCCCAACGTGTTACTCTTAGTTTGTAAATAGGTAGATTGCCTAATTGAAAGAATGGCTCCTGATCTTCAACAAACTGTATCTCAAAATAACTATTCATTAAAGGCATATAAATTATATCGCCTTCATTAGGTCTACCTGTTTTAATTAGTGTAGCAGGGTCATCAACTAAATCATTCCATCTTCTTTTTGATACACAAAAAGTTGTGTCTTCTCTAATTTCTAAACCAAATTTATTAATTATTTCTTGTTCGCCAGCAAAACCTGTCTGAGCTTCCATATACATTTCTGCTAAATAAGCAGAGTTAAATTTAGACGCAACATCTTCGCCTAAAATTAAATCTTTATTAACTAATGTTCTTGGTAAATAATATACGTCATGTCCGTATATTTTAAGACCCTCTATGATAAGATTTTCATAAAGTTTTTTTTCAGCAGCTGAGCCTATGCCGTTTCCGCCTTGAAAGTAATGGTTAACTGGCATGGCATTATCCTATCATTATAGCAGGGTTTAACTCGTATGTGGATCTTATTTCTGTTTCTAATTTTTCTATATCTGTTAATGCTTCACTGTAAATTTGTTGACCATTTAAACTTACACCACCTATCATAGTTACCCCATTAAATTTTGATAAGTTAGCGCCCCATTGTTTTTTAAATAAAGCAGTAACATATCTTTTTAAATATATGTCATCAAAAACGTCTGTGTAAACAGATGGATCTAATTTTCTATAACACTCAATAACAATAAATTCATCTTCTTGTAAATCATTTGACCAATCCATATCAATGTATAATCTGTTATCGTGTTGATTAAATCTTATTGGTTTTTCACCTACTAATATATGATCTAAAAAATCTAATTGTCTCATTACTATATCATAATTGATTACAGACGTTGAAGAGAAATCATAAAGATCATTTAATCTAAGTTGGTATCTAACATCAAATATGTTTAGATTACCTTTATCTGAAAAAGGAAAAATATTAATGACTGAAATAATGGATTCTGGTACTGAAAGATAACTGTTATCTTCAAACCAAGTTGTTGTGTCGCCTGATGCATCTGTTGCTGTTTCAGTAGCACCATTAACAGTTGATAATCGAGTTTTATCGGCTGCTGTTAATTTATATTTTAAATATGTTCTTCTAATACCATCATAGTGAAATTGAGCATAGTATTGTAATGCTTCGTCCAGTCTATCGTCTAACTGGTCGTCATCAACATTTATTTCTATGACAGGTTTACCTAATGCTCTTAAAGCATATTCTTTTAGATTCGCTCTGCTTGATGGTTTTGCCATTGTTTATTCCTCTTTATACTATTTATCTATTAACCGAGAGCGATGGCAGATGATATAGCGAATGCTGGCGTAGTTTTTGTATTTAACTGTGTTTGAATAGCGCCTGTTACGCCATCTAAGTAACCAAGTTCAGTTGTTGTAACATCACTAACTTCCACTTTACCTGCGCCATTAGATTGTAAAGCTCTGGAAACAGTTAAATTTGAAGAAGCGATTGTTGTCGCACCTCCTGTTAACGTTGCTTGTTTTGAATCTATTTGTGTTTGAATAGCAGATGAAACACCATCTAAATATCCTATTTCTGTTGCCGTTACAGCACTAACAGATACATCTCCACTTCCGTCAGATACTAAAGCACGTGAAACAGTTAAATTTGCCATCTTACTAAATGCGATAGCAGCACTAGCATTAACGTCTGCGTTTACAATTACACCTGAAGCAATAGCAGCTGTACCACCTGAAATAGTAATATCACCTGATACACCACTCTGTACATACGTTGCTATTTGTGAAGCATTAACTCTCTTTTCAACACCTGCGTCTGAAATGGCAAAGTCGTCTGCGTCTACGATAGTTATGCCAGAACCGTCTGTCATACCATCAATATTAAAGACTGCCTCAACGTTACCAAACTCTAAAGCACTAGCACCTGAATTAACTTTTAAAACTTGCCCAGCACTACCTATTGATAACGAAGCACCAATACCACCATGTGTCAATCCGATAAATTCACCTGATTGATATTCTGCTAAACCTGTAGCATTATTACTATCATCAAATACAGTTCTTATTGGTGTTTTTATACTCATAACTCTCCTATTAATTACAATATTTATATAATTTATTCATTAGAATGTAAATATCTCAAATTTACCTGCTGTTGAACCATCTGCCTTTTTAAATGATGAAAACACTTGAGCACCACGACCTGATTGAGCAGCAAATGTAAATGTTTTTGCCGCTGTACTTAAACCACCAGCAGCAGTAAATAAAGGTACACTTCTAGTTGCGATACCTGTATCTGCGTCTGATTCAGCAATGTTTTGAGAACCTACTTTAGAACCAGCAGGTAACGTAACACCTGTTGATGATATAGCAATAGAACCTGTGCCATCGCCACTTATTGTAGCACCACCTAAATCAATCGTGTTACCAGATAAAAATATTTCTTTCCATCTTTTATTTTGTGATCCTAAATTATATGTTTCTGTTGTTAAAGGTTCTAAACTAGAAATAAATCTACCTTGAACATTAATAGTATCCTCAGTAGAATCGCCTAAGTTTACCCCTAATTGAATATCGCCTTTTAAAACAGCGTCATTTGAAACTTCTAAAGTTGAACCTGAAACATAAACATTATTAAAATATCCATTGTTCCATATTTTTTCTGTTGATCCTATATCTCTTGTACCACTAGCGTCTGGTAATATACTTTGATCTACAGCAGATAAATCTGAGGCTACTTCGCCAAAATCATATTTGCCTGTTGTACCATTATATTTTAAAGCAAAGCCATCAGCTTGTGCTGAAATATCAACGTCATCCATTTCTGATATTTTAGTTGAACCACCGCCACCAATAGATTGAAGTTGTAAATTTGTTAATTGTTTAAATCTACTAAATTCTTTTGTTAACTCTTCAATAGATATACTACCGCCATCTAATTGTTCTTTTAGTGACCTCGCTCTCTTAGTTAGAGTTTTTAATATTTCTTCTCTACTTACATAATTTTCTGTAGGTTTAATCGGATCACCTACGTTCATTTTCATATAAGGTTGAGGTTCTAATTTTGTTTCGATAAATGATTTAACATCTTCTACTAAACCTGGCTCTAATGGCTCATAGACATTTTCTCTTTTATTTAAATACTTAGCGTCTATAACTTCTTCAATAGGTGTTATTTCTTCTTTAGGAGGAAAATAAGTATCACTTAAAAATTGTTCTATTTGTGTAACAAGTTTATCTTCACTAACAGGTTTTTTAGTTTCTAAATATTTTTTATAATCGACTTCATCAATATCTAATTCAGATACTTTTTGTTTTTGATATTCTTCAACAGATGTTGATAAAATTTTTAAAGTATCTTTTAATTCTTTTTCTTCTAAAGTAGATGGTCTAGTTTTATCTACTTCTTGTTTAGCTATTACCTCAAATTTAGGTAAATCAAATAATTGTTCTAAGGCGTTTAACTTTTCTGACTCTGATAATTCTTTTTTTTCTTTTTCAACTTTTTCTTTTTCTTGTTGATCTGCTAAAAGTTTTGCTTCAGAATCAATCTTCGATTGTTCTTCGTCTCTCATTTCTTTGAGAATATCTTTGCCTGCGAGTTTGTTGAAAAAATCTTCTAGTGAATTTGACATTATAGTTTAGTTACTTCTGGAAGAACCGTTATAATACCATAATGAACTTTCTCTAAAGTAGAATCTGCTAATCTTAATTCTACATCATACACATAACGACCTGCTGTTATATCAGCAGTTTCTTCGTTTGTTAATACTAGTTTGTATATGCCACTTGAACCAGTGACTACTGAAGCAGCAAAAGTTGCTGTAACTGTGGTACTATCGTACCCTTTTCTCATTTCTGCTTGAAGTGTAAGACTTGAAATATCGTAAGCCGTAGAGCCGTCTGTTGTTATAGTAAAATTTTTAGAAAAATCAGCGCCTTGATCCATCGCAAAATTAAGTGCTGTTTTTTGTGTAACTGCCATAACATTTACTCTTTATTTTCTTTTGACCTCTTTAATACATTTTGTCTAAACTGTTCATCACTCATTTGTGAATTAATAACTTCATTTTTAATGTCGTTTGCTAATTCCATAATAAAATGATCTAAGTAATCAGCGTCTGCTGAAAAGGCTATATGTGGTACGTTTGTATCACCACAAATTCTATAACCTTGAACACTAGCACCTAAATTTTTATCTTTAGTTAAATTGTGCCATAATGATTCTTCAACTCTAAACCACTTACGATCTTTTAGTTTAAATTTAAGTTTTAATTGTTCAATAATTTGAGGAATTTGCCACTGTTTGTTATGATAATGTTTTAATAATCTAATAACTTCTTCAACTACTTTTTGATCGTCTGGATCAACTTTATCAAATGTAAAACTGTGAATGATAGGCTCACCAGATGTATTACTAACCACTTTACCATTGCCCTTAGGGTCTTTACTTGCCTCGTAAATTGGTTCGTCCGGTTTTAATGCCCTTTTTTCACCAGTTTTATTATCCACTATCGGCTTAAATTCTTCTTCACTCATAATATACTCCTATTATTATATAATTAATTTTTTATGACCAACGAACAATAACAACACCAGCAGCGGCTTGTCCGCTTCCAGCACCACCTCTGTTTGCGTGTTGAGGATCAGTCATTGTGTTTGGACTACCTGGGTTAACAGCACCAAAGGCTGTACTAGTAGTAGAACCACCCATACCTCCAGCGTATCCAACGTTAGTTGAACCGTCAGCTATATTAAATAGTTTACCGTCACCGCCAGCACCTTTTGAGTTTTGTAAAGCATTTGCGTTACCGCCAGCAGCACCAGCACCTCCGCCACCGCCACCATTTGTTCCGTTATTTCCTGTACCTGAACCAGCACCACCGTCATTACCAAAACCTGGAACACCACCAGAAGCACCTTGTGTACCTTGACCACCAGAATAGAAACCACCTTTACCGCCCGTGGCTCCGCCTCCGCCGCCTGATCCACCGTCTTTACCTGGTAACTGTGCGTCATTCTGCCCACCTGGACCTCCGCCACCGCCACCAGAAATGGCAGTTACAGTCGTATTGAATACAGATGAGTCACCTGAAGCACCACGAGATTGAGTATTAGGGGCTGGGAATGTTTGTCTATTATTGTTTAGTCCAGCAACTGTAACAGCTACTGTACCACCAGGGGAAACTGAGAATGAGTTTGTGAAACATAATCCAGCACCGCCTCCGCCACCTGTTCCTCCAGTACCACCGGATCCTACAACTAATAACTGAACAGCAGTAACACCAGTTGGTACAGCAAATGTACCGTTAGCATTAAATTGTTGAGATTTATTAGCAAGGATAGCGATTGTAAATGATCTTGTTGTTACGTTTGAAGCAGCGTCTGAAGCTTCAATGTCAAAACTTGTTGTAGTATCGTCATCTACTGCTGTAGCGTCGCCAGCGATTGTACAAGTATCATTGTCATTACTTGTTAAAGCTAAACCAGCTGGTAATGAATCACCAGTTGCTACTCTGAATAAAACTGGACCAGCAGACTCTTCGTCTGTTGCCCCTACTACTATACTGATACCTGATCTTTCATCATCTTCAAATGATCCTAAAGAACCAGCAGATGTAATAAAAGCAGGAGTAGCGTTAATTGAAATTTGATTGTCTATTTGTGTCTGTACACCTTCAACTAATTCAACTTTAACATCAAATGGTTCTTTTGATGAAGCTAAGTTAGCATTTGTAACACGAGCAGTTAATTGTGTTGCTGAATTTCTTGTTGTTGTAGTTGCTGTAACAGATGAAGCGTCATTACCAATAAATTTAACAACAGCACCTGTTGTAAAACCTGTACCTGTAACAACAACGTCTGTTGTAGCACCGTCAACATTTGCGTTTATGTTTGTAGGGCTAACACTAGTAATTGTAGGAATTTCTATACCTACACCAACGTAAGCAGAACCATCGGCTACTTCTAGTCTACCTGTTGTTGTATTATATCTTAGAGCACCTGCCGTTACTGTAGAGCCTTGTGCTGAAGTACCCTTAGGTATTAATATAGCGTCATCATCACTTGTAAAATCTGTTTGATTACTTCTTATTTTTTGAACCATTGTTTAATCCTTATACTGGTAATTCTATTATGTTAACGTCATCCCCACTGTTTGGTGCCGTACCAAAAGTTAATGTAGTGCCTGAGATTGAAAAATCGTTAGAAGATTCTTGTACTAGACCATTTACAGAAACTATTACTTTATTAGCAGTCATACCTTGTGTTACAGTAAAACCAGTTGTAGAACCGTCACCTGTATTCTGTCTTGTATTGACCTCTGTAGGTCTATCTTTTCCATTTATATATCTTACCATTGTGAATCCCTATTATACGTCTTCTAATACTGAAACTGTTACGTCAATTGAAGAACCTGCTGAAGCTTCAGCTCTTAAAACGTCAGCGTTTGAACCATCGTTTTGTAGAACTAATTTATTACCTTGCATGATCTCAACTGTAGTATTACCTGGAACTTTTAATCCATTTGTAATATACACGTCATTAGAACCATCTTCGTTATCTAAGAATATACCTACTGTTCTCTCTGAGGAGTTTTTATTACAGATTGTTATTCCGATTACGATAGATTCTAAAGCACTTGAACTTGCGCCAGCTGGTACTGTATAGACAGCATTGCCTGAGGCACCTGTTGCTGTTGCTATATTAGGTACAGCGAATCTTTTAAAATCGTTAGCCATTGTTAATTACCTTTATTTGTTACTATTTATCTTTATTTATTATCCTAATGCTACTGCTTGTGCGATAGCGAAAGGTTTTGTTGCCACACTTATACTATTTATAGTGATATCCGAAGAAGCTTCTAAAGTAGATACGCCACTTATCGCACCAGCACTTGTTACTCCAATAATATCTTGTAAATTCAATATCGAACTATCAGTTGTTCTAATTCTATTTTCAGTTAAAAATAATGTTCCTGCTGTAACAGATGTACTACCTACTAAAGCAGTTGAAGTTAAACTTGTTAAACCTGTGATTGTTGAGTCTAAAGAGGCAGTTAATGTGTCTGTAGCACTAACTGTCATAGATACTCCACCTGAACCTTCAACGTTCAGTGTATCACCACCTGTTATTGTTTGTGTAGATGATGACGTATCTCTAAGTGTAAATGTAGATGTACCAGCTTTTGCCTCATTAATAGCAGCAACTAACGAACTTGAGTCAGTTGTATTTAAATTAGATAGATCACCTGTGTCTGTTGCGTGACTATTAAACGTACTTCTAAACGTTTCTAGTGTATCATTTGTTCCTACTGATCTTACAGCCATTACTTACCTACTACCTTTTTTAATAAATTTTTTATTTCTCTTAATTCTATCTTTAAAGTATTTATTTCTTTACAAGCGTTTCTTAACTTATCATTTTGTTGTTCTCTTAGTTTTAATCTATTCATGTATAAACTATATTCACTTGTATTTGTATTAACAATAGCACCACTTCTAATATCTCTACCTAAACTATCAAAATTTTTTACTTTAATTAAACTCATATTAAACCGCCAAAGCAATACCTCTTAAATCTTTAATTCTTGCTGGTAAACAAGAGTTAGTACCTGTGAATACAAATTTAATTTGAAAAGATGTAAATTCTTGTAAACCTGATACAGAAAACTTATGATCTTTAAATTCATCATCTAATACTTGATCATTTTCACTTGGTGTGATTGTTGTATCAGATGAACCGTCTGTATTAAACGGCGTATATTCTATATCTTCTATTCTTTCAGTTACTTCACCACCTGTAATTCTAAAGAAAGCTTTTAAACTAGATGTTGTTCTTATACTAGCAGCAATTCTTATGTCTAAAGCAGTTGATGGATTTTCTAAATTTATTGGTCTTGTTAAGTAAGAACCAGCAGATGATCCACCCTCTATTGCTGTATCTTCTTCAAAGTCTACCGTATTTGTAATTTTAGCAATTACTTTTGCCCCACTTGCTGGTGCTGTACCCATTGTTAAAGTTGTACCTGAAACTGTAAAGTCATCAACAGGTTGTAATTTTAATCCGTCTTTTTTAATTGACAATATGTGAACACTTGTTGGTGTGCCTGATAGTGTAAATCCTGTTGTTGAACCATCACCTGTAAATGTATTAGTTGATGAAACTGAAGGATTATTTAATCTGTTTTGTATAGCAAAAGCATTAACTCTTTTTAAATCAATAACAGGAGATACGTTTGCTTTTGTAGTTATTAAAGATACATTTACAAACATAGATTTAGAACTTGACATTTCGTTAGTTTGATTTATAGAACTAGCAACTAATTTAGGTTCATTAAAGTAAATGTTATCTTTTAACACAACTGTTGTAGCGTTTGAAGAACTTTGTACAGTAAATGGTGTTTCTGTTCCGTGAACTGATTTACCGCTTGTTGTTCTAAGTGTTGTAGTTAAAGTAGTATCAGGTTGAGTAATCGTTCCTAATTGTAATTGTAAAACATCAAATTGTCTATTCTCCGTTGCTGTTACAGTTGTACCACCTACATCACCAGTCGCATTGGCAGTACCGCCAGTCGTTATATCGTAACTATCTAATGTGATGTTTGAAATACTTGTATATGTACCATTTATAGCACTATGAGCAATACCGTTGTATGTGCCTGAAGATATACCAGCAATAGTTACATTATCACTTGTAGAATGTAAACCGTGATTTTTATGGAATACTCTGATAAGACCTGTACCGTTAAATGTTCTTAATGGATTTGTGCCTAATGTTCTAACAGGATTATCTTTATTTGCTAAAGTTAATGTACCTGTTGTGTTTGTTGTAAACGAGGCTTTTTTTAATTTGAATTTTAAATCTTCTAATTGTTCAGCATTCCAAGTTCTATTGTTTGCTGATTTGAATAAGATACCTGTAGCAGGTTGTTTTGATACTGTTCTATCTGAACTTAAATTAGTACCACCTAATCTAGCAACGTAAGTAGTATAATCGTCTGAGTCAGATTTTAATACTAAACAATATTCAGTACCTTCTTTTAAGTAAACAGGTGAATCAAATGTAAATGTAGTAGCACTTGTTCCGTCTGTACTAGTATTTACTGAACCAGGATTTAAATATTTTTCAGCAAATGGTAATAATTCATCACTAGGATAACCGTTTACCATTGTTCTAAGTTGAACTTTAACAGGTATAGTAGTTGATTTAGTAGCAAAGAAACAATCAACACTAGTTACAAAAATACCTTCTGGATCATCTATTAAAAATGATTGAGCTAGTGGATCTGGATTAGGTACATTTCTTACTGATCTTCCTGTAATTCTAGTTGTTCTACTTGTATCAGATACATTTGTTCTAACAACTCTTGCCTCTCTAGTTGAAACAACTACATCTCCTACAGTTTCTTGTAAACCTCTAGCAACATAATCTGCTTCAGCAGATGTTGCCGTACTTGAAGATGTTAAATCAGCATTTGTAGATGAGTTTGTTAATCTGAATACTCTTGTACCTGTACGCCATCTTGGATTTGCGTCAACTGTTGGATCAGGTATAGAAAAAGTACCTGTTACGGCACCGTTTGAATCTGTAACTACATTACCACCTAACGATCCCCCACTAGGAGTTATATAAGTTGAAGCGTCTATATTATCAAAGAAACCAAAAACTCTTGTGTTTGGTCTCATACCTTGAGCAGTAAAAGTAATATCTCTACTTCTAATAAATGGTACAAAGTTAACTGCTAAAACTCTATCACCTAAACTTTGTCTTTGAGTTTGAGGAATTATATTTGTTCTAATTCCTCCTCTTGTTTGAACTACATCAACTGTGCTTGTTGTAGTAATTTGATTTCCTATCCGTCTGCTAGTCGTTCTAGGATTACCTGTCCATTGATCTTGCCATTCATTCCACTCTGTACCGAAAGGTATTGATGTAATATTAGTATTATCTAAACCTCTGGATATAGCCAAGTTATCAAAAGTACCATTCATGTTAACAACTAACTCAGGTGCTCTATTAGTTTCTTTCCATTCATCTAATGGTGGATCTAATTCAATACTACCTATCCAATTGAAAATCATAAATGGTTGTAAATTTTCTGTCTTAGTTGCTAATGGTTGATCTATAGCAGTTACCTCTGTGTAAGGTAGTGTAATTAAATCGCCAGTTTTTTGATAACTAGCTGCTGTTCTATCAGCTGCTACTATCGCTGTACCGTCATCATCAACTTCTTCAAATTCAATAATGTCTTCATTGAACATAGGTCTTCCTTCACCTCTACCTCTGTCAATAGAAATTTTATAATCGTTATTACCTACATCACCTATATTGTGACCAGTAAAGTTATCAACGATAAATCCGTTTTTAAATCTATCTAAACCATTTGAATCTTGTATTTGTAAAGATTGAGCACTAGCTTCTAATAAAGAAAGTTGAGTATAGTATTCAACGTTTTGTATTCTTTGTTCTAAATTACCTATGTCTCTCATAGTGAAACGTCTATTGTCTTGTTCAGTTACAATAACGTCTCTTGTGTCTAATGTATAACTAGGTATATCTAAAGTTGCTAAATGTAAATGTCCGTCTAAATCGCCTGGCACTAAAGGATTTAATGCTGAAGCACCTTTTAATATTTTTATTTTAGCTTCTCTAGTGATAAAAATTTTGTCTATTCTGTTTAAGTAAAACTCAAAATCTGTTGTAACGTCTGTATCAAATTTTACAATATCATGTGAAGCAGAACCAGTACCATCATAACTTCTTTCAAAATCTGAACCTGAAGTATTACCTGGAACTGTTGAAGCGTCATCAACTCTAGGTCTAAAATCTATTGTATCTCTTAATTCAAATTTTTTACCAGATGTATCAGATGTGTAACTAGGTATATCTTCATAATCTACAACACCTGAATATGAATCAACATCAAAGTAATCGCCAGAACCATGAGAGAAGAAATCAAAATTAACTAATAATTCACCTGTAGGTTTTAAAGCACCTGGTTTTAATTTAATTCTTCCTATATCGTAAAAGTTATCTCTTTGACCTGTATCTAAACTAAATCTATCTGTAACGTCTGTATGTGAAGTTGTAGCAGTTGTACCGAATGCTGGAGACATGTAAACATTATTAATTGTCTTAACGTCTGCTTTTCCTAATCCTAATATTCCGTTTTCTATAAAAGATTGTGAAGTAATATTTACTGTTGAACTTGAATTTAATGTTTTTGATTTTGAGTTAGCAACTGATCTACTTACTGTTGCTAAAATTTTTACTTTATGACCAGCAAAGTTAGCACCAAAATCTAATTGTAAAGTTTTGCCTGTTGGCGAACCACCTAAGTTATAGATAGCGTCACCTTCGTGGTTATTACCACTTGTATTTAATACATCACCTATAGCACCAGTACCACCAGAGCCTGTTGTCATAACAGTTGCTGTAATATCTTTTTCTAACTGAGAAGAAAATACTTCGTTAGTACCAGCTGTAATCGTTACATCACCATTAGATGATAAAGTACCTGTAAAGTGTCTTCTTACACCAAAGTTAGTATCTGTTAAGCCTGAGTTATCAGTTGTTTTTAAAGTTTTAATTGTAATGTTAGGTAACTTAAATAATGAAATATTATTTTCAGGATTTTGTAATTTTGCTCTTTTTCTTGTTATAGGCGAACCAGTTGTTTCATCACTACTAGTTACTGCTGAATCTATTTGTGCCTTAATATTAGAATGAATATATTTTATTCTTTTGTTAATAGTTGTACCTGCGTCATTAACAAATGATACATTGTCACCAATTTTTAATTCTGAATTAAATAAAGTACCTTTACCAAATAATGTTTGACCAGAGGCAGCTATTGAAATTTGACCTGTTAAATCAGTGTTTGATCCATAAGTTGAATTTGTTACTGTGTCAGCAGTATAAGTAGGTGATCCTGCCATACCAATTTGTTTAGTTTGATTAAAGTCAAAACTAGTTACAGCTTTAAATCCAATTCTATCTGCCTGACTTGATAAAGAAGCGTTAGAAGATTGTCCTGTAATAACTTCACCAGCACTAAATGATCCACTTACGTTTGCTAAAACAAGTGTTGTATGTTTTATTGTAGGTGCTGAAGAGAATGAAGTTACGTTCATCCCAGGATCATCACCAGTTGCGTCAAACAATTCAAATGTATTAGTTGTAGTATTTCTAGCAGTAAAAGTTCCTTCAGTGTAAGCAGTTGAGTCTATTTGAAAAGAACCACCTGATACATTAATTTGTTGTCCGTCTACTAAACCGTGATTGTTTAAAGTTACAACAGCTGTAGTAAATGTTCCGGACATGTCTGTATTAGAAGCAGTTATTGAAGTTATAGCAACTGATCTTGTAACTGTAGCAGCCATAACTGTAGCAGTTGCGCCTGAAGTAGCACCTGAAACTATTTCACCTGTTGTGTATGAAGCAGAACCTATACAATCAACATGAGTAAACATTTCTACATCAAATAGATAATGTCTGTAAGTATTTGTTGTAGCAAATATATCATCTGTTTCACTACCTGTTACATATTCAAAACCACGAGACTTTGCTCTACCTATTGTAGGTACATTATTACCTACTGTAGATACTTCCGTACCTCTAGCAACTGTAGGGTCTTTATATAAACTAACTTTTTTAAATGCTTCAACGTCACCAGATACAAAACCTATATCAGGTGATCCGAAAACGTTTGTAACATTAACAAAGTTTTTTAAATTAAATCTTGTTTTATTATTATTTTGAGTATCAAAATCTCTGGCTTTATCTACATCAACAAATGTTGTTGATAAAATTTCTGATTCATAACCTTTTACATAAGCTTTAAATGGTGAAACACCTATTGAAAGTTTTGCCTCAGAACCACCGTTACCAGATGTAAATATACCTCTGTTATTACCTGAACTTAAATGTTGTCTAACATCAAAATCTGGATTTGTTAAAACATAATCACCTGATTCGTCAAATGTTCTACGAGCAAGTGTGTCTTCTAATACGTTATATTCTGTTGATCTTATTTGTGATCTAATTTGACCATCTTCAACTCTCATTACTTCAAAGAAGTTAGAGTCTTCGGTACTTGATAATGTTTTCTTAGCAAGTGTTAATGAAATTTTAAATCTATGAGCACCAGGAGCATTTACATTTGAACTACCAGCGGCATTATCATTTAAACTTGAATCGTCTGCTGGGTTTACAAATGATTCTGTAACTGTAAATCCTATTCTGTAAGATGGTGTGTTTGTGTACTTATCTAAAACAAGTGTTGTGTCAGCTATTTGAACAAAAAATCCATTAATGTAATATACACCTTGTTTTACTCCGACAGCAGAACCAGTATGTGTTGTAGCAACTACAACTGTTGGTGAACCGTCAGCACTTGATGTGGCAGTTTCTCCATCTGTAAATTCTATAGCAGTATTATTTGAACCTGTTTTATTATATTTAACAAATAGTGTATCAGGATCAGTACCGTCTGTAGCGGCAACTCCTACAATATCAGCAACAACACCAGATGAAGCACCTGTTAATGTTGTATTTAAATATGTGTTTATTGAAGCAGCTGATTTAGAAGTTAATTTTAAAGCGTAATATGAGGTATCTAATCCGACTTGTCCTGGGATAACCATAGCTCCTTGTTTGAACATATGATCACCAAATCTTTCAATTTGATTTTGTAATATCGATTGTGATTGTGTTAACTCTCTCGCCTGAACAGCAAACGCTGGTCTAAATAAAACTCTATGAAAGTTTTTACTTTCAGTAAAGTCATCATAATAAGGCGTGAGGTTAAAGTCAGTTGGACTTGGCATTATTTTCCTCTAAAACTCAATTATTAATTTTACGTTCTCTGTTTGATCGGCAGCTCTTGTTATTGGCGATCTATTTTCTATGTATAATACATCACCTGTGTCTGCGTCTATTTCTGGAGCAGCATAGCCACTAGAAAAAGATACACTGTCAACTGTTGAAGTTGAACTAGATGGTGTACCTGTGGCACTAGAACTTTGACCTGTTATACCATTTGTTCCAGAAAATGCTGTTAGATTACCATTTGTATCGGCACCTGCGTCATTGTGCCTTGTCTGTACATAATACAAAATTTTGTTTGATGAATCCCATTCAACAACTACACCTACAGCACCTGTTGAAGCTTGATTTATTTCTTCATCTACTGTAAAGTTACCAGAGTTACTAGCAAGTAATATTGCTTTTGAACCTCTTAAAGTAGTTGCTGTAGAAGCTGATCCACTTGTTTGTATATCTCTTAATAAAGCAATTCTTCTAAAATCTTGTCCTACTGTAAAGTCACCTGAGTTAGATGATTCTGTTCCTTCAAAGTTAACATTACACATTACAAAAAATCCACCTAATTCTTTTACAGCATTAAATCCGTGTCCGCCTTTTGGTTCAATTATTACGTCTAATTCAGAACCTGATAAACTTGTAGCACCAGCAGTTACTATATCAGCGTTTCTAATATAAGCAAATGTGTAACCTGATCCTGCGTTTGTTACAGTTACAGCCGTCACAGCTCCACCTGATACAGTTACAGTAGCAGCGCCACTTGAACCATCGCCTCTAATTGGCACACTAGTGTGTGAACCGTTAGAACCACCTGATCCTGCTGTTTTAATTTTTACAATATTTACAGCACCGTCTGTAGCAGCAGATGATACTGTTGAGTTTGTTGCTACTGCCATAAAGTCAGTAGATAAAAAGTTTTGTCTTTGAGCAGCTGATAAAGAATACATATATTTCCATTTGTATCCGTCACCAGTTGTTAAAATAGAGTTAGATGTTCCTGATGGTTCTACTGTTGAGGCAGCGTTGCCATTATTATCTAAAACTTTGTAAATATTAAAGTCGGATGACATTACATAAAAAGTAGCGTCAAATAATGTTACAGCACCACTATTTGCTGATTGAACTGTTGTACCACCTGTAACAAAATTACCATAATCGTGTCTGTAATAATCATAGACTGTGCCAGTCGTCCAGTTTCTTCTCGGTATAGAGAAAGATACGTCATTACTTGTTACTTTTTTAGCAGCCATGAAATCGTCAAAAGAATAAAATTCTTCTTGTATTGAATCTATTGGTGTAGGAGCTGAAGTATCAGATCCCTCTGCTTCTGTTCTACCGTCTGGTCTTGTAGATGTACTAAAAGCATACGATCTACCCATAGCTAGATAATACACTGAGGCAGCTGATTCTGAAAAAGATTCAGAAAACTGCTCTGAGTTGTGTATTCTAAATTTATTTGTTATTATTGCTGGCATAATTCTCTATTCTTTGTTATATTTATACAAGTTTTTAGTATTATTTTTACTGTTCATTATGTTATTCTCCTGGGTCTGTAATATTATTTCCATCAATTGCTGCCCATGTCTGAATTGCTTTGTAATCTTTGTTTTCTGTATCTAATGATACAAATGATATTTTACCATCACCAAAAGTAACTTTATAACTTACAAATCTATTTTCCCAATTATATATTTTTTCTACTGTATTAATCATTTAAATATCTGCCTTTGCTTCAAAGTGAACATCAATAGAATTAGCAAGAGCTGTTCCTGTTGATGTTAATGTAAAACCTTTTTGAGTTATATCTCCAGCTGTACCATTTTGACCATCTGTTCTGGATACTCCAGACCTAAGTCTGGCACTTTTTCCACTTGTACCAGCTTTATCATAAAGAGTTACAGTTGGAGCTGCTCTCATAATTTCTTTAAAATCTATATCTCCAGATAATTCACCAGTTGTTGTTCCTCCAGCGCCGCCATCTGTTGTGTGTTGTCCATTTGTTGTGTTTGTTCCAGGTGCTGTAGCATACTCATAACTTTTTTGATAATATCTTAAACACCTTGTTTTAGTCACATCAAAAGGCAAGAACTCAAAATCCGATGCTGTTGTTCCAGCTTCTAATTGTACTCCTGTAAGAAAAAAGTTATTGTTTGTGTTATCAGCAAAGTTAACTTGACCAGCAGCATAATTAGCATTGGCATAATCTGCCCAAACATCTGCTAAAGAGCCAGATTTTAAACTATCACCAGCAGCTAAAAGCCAAGCAATAGTTAAACTATGTGCGTTATCATTATCAAATCTACCATTACCGTCAGGTGTCACAGTCATTGTTTTCTTTTCCCAAGTGTTAGCTGAACTTATTGTATATGCTTTAGAAACATGCCTACTATTATCCTCATCTAGGAAATTGACAATGTAAGTTCCAGTTTTTACTGATTGTACCCAAAAAGAAAGTGTAAAACTTTCAGCATTATTAGTTCCTTTTTTAAGTAATTGTAAATGTTGACCTTCAAATCTTGTTTCTATTCTTATTCTTTCATTTGTAGCTGGTGTGTCTGTAGCAGTACAATCTAATTTTAATGATTTAGCAAAACCATATCCATCCGGAACGTCATTGTCTTGTGACATTGTAAATGTAGATGTCATACCACCACTTTCTGACCAACAAAATTTATCACATACATAAACATCACCACTAGCATTAGTTATTCCAGTGGTAGTTGGTCTTTGAGCAACGCTCATATCTCCATTGATGATAAGGTTTCTGAATGTTGTTGGAACACTAGCTCCACCTAAACCGGTTGTTATATTATTTGCTATTGTTCGTGTAATTGTTCCCATATTTTATCCTATATCGGTAAAAACCTTACAGTTATTTCTGCTGAGGCTGCTGGTGCCGTTACAAAAGTTAATGTTGTTCCTGAAACTGTGTAATCATCTGTCGGTACTAAACAAATACCATTTACAAATACTAATAAATTATCAACCGCTCTACCACTATTTATAGTGAATGCTGTTGTTGATCCGTCACCTGTCAATTTACTTTTTGTATAAGTTAATGCGCCTGTCGTTAAAGTTATAGTGTTAGCTGAAACTGCTGTTGTTAAACCTCCAGCGCCTGTAAATGTTAAAGTTTCACCTAAAGAAACAGGATCAGTTGAACCAGAATCAGCAGCAACTGAAATTGTTGAATTTGCTAATTTTGCGTTTGCTATTGAACCACCCAATTGAGCATTAGAAATTGTACCTACTAAAGATGATGTAGGATATGCTGTTGCGTCAGATAATTCAAGTGCTGGTGTAGCGTCTGTAGCACCTAAGGCAAGTGTTACCCCACCTATTGCGATTGAAGAGTTTGCTAATGAACCATTAGCGATATTTGTTAAAGTGTTATCAGGACCGTTAATAGTTTTATTTGTTAAAGTTTGTGAGCCAGTTAAAGTAGCAACTGAACTATCTATAGCAATTGATAGTTTATCTGTAGCAACACCTGTCGTAGTGATACCTGTACCACCTTGTACTGTTAGTGTGTCATTAGATGAAATTGTTTGATTTGAACCACCATCTCCTGCGATTGTAAATGCTGAAGAAACGCCTGGCGTTCCTGGTTCAAATTTACTTGTTGAACTATTATATACTAGTGCTTGTCCGTTAGATACACCTGATATTGTAAAGGCGAGAGTAGAACCATCACCCAAAGTTGAATATATCTCGTTAAAGTTATTATTGATAAGATCACCACCAGCTCGTATAGTAGTACCTGTTCCGTCATTGGCGGTTGTACCTATCTGAATTACTTGTCTACCCATTATTTTCCTCTAATTTTCTAACTGATAATCTCTCATTTGGTTGTAAAGGTGTTTTTAATACTATGTTGTCTTCTTCTAGTATAAAATCAACACCTGGTTTCAAAACTTCTTCGTTTTTTAATACAACAAATTTTATCTCATTATTATTTATATTCATATTTATACAGCGTCAAAAGAAACATCCGTTGCGTCAAAGAATGTTTGGTTTTCATCAAAGCTGTCCTCTGATAGTTGAAATATCTCAGCCGGTATCGCATAAGCCGTTTTTAGTCTAAAGTTAAAATCACTTAATCTATTCACAATACCATCAACACTTGTATTAAAAGTGTTACCTAATCTTAGATTATTTAGATCACTTATTTGTGTTAAATTACCGAAGTTGCCGCCTAATACAAAATCACCCACACTTTTAAATGTAGGACCTGCCACAGGTATACCGAATTTTGTAGAGTTTCCTCTAATTGTCACAGGAAACTGTTTATACTCTGGTAATTTTAATACAATTCTTTGTGTTAATGTTACGTCTCTAGTATTTGCTGTAAAGTTTTCAATCGTACTATCATTAAAGTCAGGATCTACACCAGCTTGTGGCGATGATCTTAATGATGTACCATCTGTTTCAGTTCCTAATCTTCTACCGAATATTGTAGAGAATAATGTATTAATAATTAAAGCAGGACCATCGTACTCTACACCTGAATTTACTCCTGTAATAGATTTCAATTTAACATTTAATTGATTTTCTACATCTACTTGACCTGTAAAATAAAAACCAGCACCGTGCATTGTTGACTTAAATGAATCTCGCCAGTCACTTATTGAACGACCTACTTTTAAAACATATGAATAATCTTGGTAGTACAAACTATCTTGTACTTTCATTGTTGTTTCAGATAAAAAACCATCTTCATTTAAACTAACACCATCTGTATCAACAACAGCATTGTTAGAAATTGTAGCAGTAGGATTATCTAAAAATTTTACAGTTGCTGTTACACTAGATAAACTGCCTGTTATTGTTGTATCAGTATCAAAGTTGCCATCTGAGTCTTTAACTGTTAATAAATTTCTATCAGTATCTAAAGATACAAATGTTGCTGTCACAGCAGTTGAACTTGAATCTATACCTGTTATAGTTTCGGCTGCTGTAAATGTGCCTGATAAATCTGAAATAATAATTTTGTTATTAAATGCGAGAGTAGCAGCAGGCGATTGTTCAAACCCATTTCCATGTTCAATAATTTTTAATTCTTGTACTCTACCTATTTCACTACCAAAACAAAAAACACTAGCACCTGATCCGCCACTTGCTGTTGAAACTGTAACAGTAGGTAAACTTTCATAATTGTTACCTTGATTTATAATTCTAATATCTGTTATATCTTCATTACCTGTACCTGCGTCTTGTACAATTTTGTCTCCTGTGTAAGGATCACCTCTAACTGTTTCATCTTCTAATACTATGTGACTTGTAGAATTTGCTTCAGTACCATCTTCTAAAGTTATACCACCATTTACAACTGAAACTTTTGCCTTTGCGTTTCCGGCACTAAAAGTAAGATCATCACCTATAGCATAACCTGAACCAGCAGCACCAATTACAAAATTAGTTATACCACCTGTACCTACTGTGCCGACAGTAACGTTACCACCTTCACCAGCTGCCGTTATAGTTAATGACTCATTCGCTGAATGTAAAGCACCGTCATTAGTTATTGACGGAGTGGATAAACTACCTGAAACAGTTGCTTTTATAAAAGTATCAGACTCGTCTGATAGAGTACCTTGTATTACTTCACTAGTTTGAAAAGTGCCTGTTAAAGTATCTTCGTTAATAATAAATTCAGAAACTTCATTAGCACCTATCTGAAATTTAAATACGTTTTCTACAACTGCTGTAGCTTTAGATGTGTTACCTGTAATTGTTCTACCTATCAAATCTTCCGTTTGACCTACAGTAGCAATTGCTCTTATTATTTTTTTAGTATTAAATTTACCGTCAGAAACTCTTAACATATTTTCTTTAGGATAAGATGTTTCAGAATTTAAATTAAATAATAATTTAAAAAATATTTCATGCCCTCTAGCCGTACCTTTTGATCGGTACATAGATTTAATATTTTTAATTAATTTTCTTTTATTGACATTATTATTTAAATTTTCTGGTAAAGTATTTAAAAATTCATTTCTAAATTTAGTTAAAAAGTTAGATACTACTTTGTCAGGATCTCTAAACTCTAAAAGGTTTTGAATTGTATTTACAGGATTAGGTCTATAATTACTAATTGTAGCACGACCACCTGAATTATTACCTGTAATTACTTCGCCATCTTTAAATTTATTTTGTGATGATATATAAAGTCTATTATTAGATAAATCTTCAGCAAGTATTGTTGCTGTAGCACCTGAAGTAGCACCTGTAATAATTTCATTTCTTTCAAATTTACCATATGTAGTTTGTTCTTGTAAAACTTTATCATCACCATCAACAACAGCTCTACTGTTATCTACTCTTGTGCCATCTAATAATAAATTGTTTGATTGATTTGTTTCTGTCTCTAATAAAATACCGTCTGTTACCTCAACATTTGTTAAAGTTAACTCAGCAGATTCCATGAAGGAATAATAAGTTTTAATAAAAGATAAAAACTGAGGATGATCTGCTAAGACAAAATCAGGCGCCTGTTGATTTATCAGGTTTGATATTTTATCAGTGAACTTTGCCATAATTAGTAGCTAGTAGTTGTTGTGTAACCTACTCCTGCGTCAGATGAACCACCTATTAAAGTATCTGCTTCAACTGTTATTGTAGAGTTTGATGTATCTATTTCTAAAATTTGGGCTCTTACAGGCGCAACATCATTTGAACTAGGTGTAACAGTTAACTCAATTACAGTTGATGATGAACCTCTTATATTAGATATAGAAGCAATGTTTAATGAGTTTAATGTTATTTGACCTGTTGTGTAATCAATTGTACCTTGTGTATTATTAGAGTATGTTCTAACTGAACCTACTAAGTAATATCTTCTAACATTACCATTACCATCATCATCTAAAAACATTTCATTAGTAGTATCGCCATCTATTTTAAATCCTGTTGAAATTAAAATACCGCCACCTGATTTATTATGTTCAGAGTGTGGATTAAATAAAGCATTTCTAAAGTAAATATCATATTTTGTTGAAGTTGATAAAGTAGGTGTAAATTCTTTTCTCATTTTAATAGTTGTTATATTAGAAAGAATTGAAGGATCAGTATTGTCTATTTCTCTAATAACTTTTGAATATCTAAAGACACTATCAAACTTTTGTAAAGTTGTTGAGTTGTAGTTTGAGAGTGTTGTTATAACGTTTGATTTTATTGTGTCAGATGTTTTAATTGTTGCTCTTTCATCATACTTAATTGTTGATGTTAATAATAAACTTGTTGTTTCAGGATCAACAATTTCAGGTGTAACAGCTGCTACATTATATTTTTTTAATTGAGCAATTAAATTCGTTTTTGTTTGAGTAGTTAGTGTAGAACCTGATTTTGCTTTTAAAGCAATTATAACTTTACCATATTGTGGTGTTTCATCATCTTCACCACCCCAAGCAGAAACGGCTTGTGTATTAGGATATAATGATCTAACTAAACTTTCATAATCACTAGTTGTTACAGCTCTGTCTTGTGCTGAATATTGTAAAGGTGCGTTAAATCTAATTGACTCTTTTGATTGTCTATCAGAACCGCCTTGAGCACTAGAGTTAGTTGTAATTGTAACGTCTGAAAATCCACCGATTGTACCTGATAAAGCAAAACTAGAAGCGCCGTTAGAAGCGTCTTTGTTTGAAACAATATATTCTAAGATTACAATATTACCATCTTCAACAGCTTTACCTAAAACGCCATCGCCAAAGTAAACTTCATATCTAGCGTCTTCATTTTCTTGTAAGTAGTAAACTTTAGAAGTAGAATCTATTGAAGTTAGTCCAGATGTTTTTGTATAAATTGCTGTCGTACTATCACTAGAAGAATTTTGTACACTAACTTTTAAAGATGTAGTATCAGCTAACTCACTAGGTATAATAAATTTTTGGTCAGGATCAGATGTGTCAACTGTATATTTAAAAGTAATTAATGTGCCTTCAAAAATTGAAACATTTGAAAAATTATAAACACCGTTAGTAGGTGATATTGTAATATCTTCGTTAGTTAAAAATTGATAAGAAACACCATCAACAGTTGTTGAAAAAATTGTGCCTTTATCCATAGTAACTGAAGCGCCTGAGGCATTATTTAATTTTATTGATATATCAGCAACAGGAGATTTAGGTGATGTAGGAGTATAGCCTAACATTTTTGCTATTGATACAATATTTTTTCTTATGTCAGCAGAATCTAAATACATTTCATTTGCTAACATATTAGCATTGAAACCTAGATAGTGTGTATTGTATGCTAATAAATCTAAAAGAATATTAAAGCCTGAACCTTCAAAATTATAATCTGAAAACTCTGCTTGATTTTGTAAGAATGTTTTTAAATTTGATTTTATATCATCAAAATCTAAATCTGATACGTTAAGTTTATTACTTGCCATTTTATCTTAATCTTTCTAAAAATGTTTCTACTGTTACAGGATCTGGTGTACCTACTACATAAAAACTTATTCTAACGTGGTATCTATTTTGATCAATTAAATCTCTAACAAGTATCTGTGAAATTCTTGCTCTTGGTTCATAGTTTGCCAAAACGTTACCTATTTGTCTTTGTAAATTTAAAGAAGTAAGAGGTGTCATATTTTCAAATAATAAAGCACGAATATTACTTCCTATTTCAGGATGAAAAGGTTTATCAAAGTGATTTAGATTAATTAAATTTCTAACACTTCTTTTTACAGCTTCAACATCTTTCAAACTATTTACATCATTAGTTACAACATTACGACCAAAGTCTAAATCTAAATCTTTATAGATTCTATTTGCTCGGGTACTATTATTACTTGTATTTTCTGCGCTATAACTTGCCATGACAGTAATATTTATACTACTTATCCTGCGTTTACGTTAGAACTTCCACTTGTCATAGAACCTGCGTCTGCTGAGTCTCCTACTCTTGCCACAGCAATTCCGTGTACTTTTACTGTTGAAGAACCTGCGTTTACATTTGCTACATGTGGGGCGCAAGGAGGGTTAGGTGGAAAAGGATGTGATACAGTAGGATCGCCTATTCTAGCAATCAATATACTATTTGCTCGTACAGTTGATTGTCCAGGTGTAGAAAGAGTTGTTGTACCTGTACATATGTGACCTGTACTTAAACTATCACCTTGACGACTAACTGCTGGCATTATTTTCCTTGTGAGTTGTAAACTTTAAACGATCTTTTCTTATGTTTGTTCATAGAACTCATTTTAGCACCTTTTCTCGTATTTTGAGAAGTCTTTTTAGGTTGACTAACATGAGCCACAAAAGATTTTGATAATTTAGCCATACTATCTTGCCTCTTTAAGCGCCTTTAAACGCTTCTTTTCATTTTCTGCTATTAATGCTTGTCTAATTTTTCTTCCTATCGGTATTTGTACAGAATCAATAATTTTTTTGCCTTTTTTAGTGACATATTCAACGCCAATAATTTTATCTTTAAAATCCCCTTGTACCGATCTAACAGCTTTCTTTAAACTTAAATCTTCTTTTTCTTTTTCATCACCTGCTTCATTCCAAAACTTAAATATTCTCATTTTTGCCATTTTATATCTCCATTATTAAATATTATCGTATTTTACTTGATCTTTCCAAGAATCGTCAACTTTTTCACAACGACAATGTGTACAACAAACTGTTTTCTTCAATTCACCGTAATCTTTTTCACAATTTTTGCCACAATGACAGTCATGTCCACAATTTTGACAATTAATACTCATAAGATTATTTATCTTAAAAATTACAACGCATTTTGCCACTTTTTAAGTTAGTCTCTGATAAATTTTCTAAATTTTCAACTGCTGATTCGCCTATTTTCTCTAAATCAGGCGAAATTTTACAATTTACTGGTTTTTTAGAACAAGATGAGAACAAAATAAGAACAAACGTAAGAAAAATTAGGGATTTTATCATTTTTTTTTGATTTTTATGCTTTTTTCGCTTGATTTTAAAACGAATCTATGGTATAATAGTATATATGAAAAACAAAAACAGTAACAAAAGGAAAAACATTATGAAAAAAAAGATATATGAATATATGACAGTAGTATTTGCTGTTGTAGGTACATTGGCTATGGTATCTGCTGTAGGTGCTATAGAAACAGATCAATATTTACTAGGTGCTTCGGCAGTTTGTGTAGGTATTGCTAGTTTTACAATGTCTCTATTTTCTCAATCATTATATGCTGACAAATAATATGAATATATTATCTAAAAACGCATTGAGTGATATTGAGAAATATAACGAGTTGAGAGAACAAGAGGAGAAAAACAATATGAAAAAAATGAATAACTTAAACCTTTCAATTGTAAGAAATGTTGCTTACAATAAAATTAGAAAAATGAAGTCAACAATAAAAGAAGTTATTGAAGTTGATGAAACACTTTTAAACATGATTGATATTAATATGAAAAATGCTATTAATAAAATTATTAACGACTACAAAGCTATGGAGATAAAATAATGATTACAGTAAATAAAACAGCAGAAACCTTAAATGAAGGTATTATGAATATGACCAATGCTATGAATGAAGACTATGGTAATAACTTTGGTCGTAGTGATAATAAAGAAGTAAAAGAAAAAATGTGGAAAGAATATGCCACTGGTTTTGAAATCAAAACAATGAAAAAGTTTATTAAAGTTGTAAACGGTGGTAGTGTAAAAGCTTTTATCGTTATGAAAGACTTTAAACATTTTAAAATGGGTGATATTTTAAAACCTGCCGGTTGGAGAGCACCAGCACTTAACTCCGCTAGAGGTAATGTACTTACTGGTAACTATGCTATTCAATGGACAGGACCATTATATTTAAGATAAACAATAAAGGAGAAAACACTATGATACTACTAACTGAAATAAACAAACAATTATCAAGTCTTAATGTTGAAGATTTGAATATTACAAAAGATTATATTACTGATCTTATTAAGACTAAAGTTAAATCAATGATGAGAGTCGGCATGAAAGTTAATGTTGTTCAGAAAACTAAAAAGACACCTGGTGTTATTACAAAAATAATGAATGCTAGATGTTTAGTTGATTTAAATGGTAGAGTGTACAGAGTACCAATGTCTATGTTGGAGGCAGCTTAATGAAAAAAGGTAAATGTACAGTATGTAAAAAAGTATTCACAGTAAAGAAAGGTGAATCACTTGTAGGTAAATTAGGTATAATACCTGTTGATCTATGTAAGACACATTTAAAAAAAGTTTTATCTTATGATGAAATGAACTTAAACGATATGAGGAAATAGACTATGAAAGATACACAATTAAAAAAAGATATTTTAAAACTTGCGTTAGCTGAAAGTGCTACTGATTGTACTATTAT